ATGTAATATCTGTTTGTGTAGGCTGGTCTATACGAATAATATGTGTTCTGGATTGTATACTTTCTATAACCTTTTGAAGATTACCACATACAGAAATAAAATGAATATTGTTTTTGTATTTATCTATATAGTTACGAAAAACTTGTTGACTTTGTTCATTAATGCTGTCGATATCATCTATAATAACCATTTTTTTTTTACCATGTATAGAACTTCTTGATTGACAAAATGTTTTCATTTCGGTTCTAAAATATTGTATTCCTTGTTCTTTTAGATTATTAATGAATAATGTATTGTATTCTGGAAATGAAGCAGTATTAGATAGACCATAATATTCACGTATTATAGCATATAATAAACTGGTTTTTCCAGAACAAGCGTTACCCACAAATAACAAATTTAAATTATCTAATTCTATAAGTGTGTGTATTGTTTTCTTCAAATTATCACTTATATAAAAGTCATTTATATAGTAAGGTTTGTATTTACTAATAAATGTACTATCTATTTTTGATTTCATCCTTGGTGATGAATACTATACTTTTATAAATTTATATCATTTATAAATAAAATATTATAAAGAAATGGATCGTTAATAGTATAAATGCCGTCTCATTACGAAATATTGGGAGTCAACAACGACGCCACCGAAATAGAAATTAAAAAGGCTTACCGAAGTGCGTCATTGAAATATCATCCAGATAGAAATTCAAGTAAAGATGCGATAACCAAGATACAACAAATTAATGAAGCTTATGAAATACTAAGTGACAAAGAAAAAAAACAAAACTATGACAATGAATTGAATGGAGTAAAACCGAATCCATTTCAACAAGTCCATACAAATTTTAACACTGATTTTGGAGATATTAATAGTATGTTTAACATGATGTTTAACGGTAGACCTCTTCATCCAGGTATGCCAAACGTTCAGGTATTTCGTAATGGTAATTCTACAACACATGTTTTTACAAGGAGTAGTCATATTGGTCCTCCATCAACAATAATCAAGAATATTGAAATAACATTGGAACAATCATATTCAGGGTGTTCTATTCCTGTGGAAATTGAAAAATGGATTGAACGCAACGATACGAAAGAGCCATTAGTTGAAATGGTTATGTTAGAAATATCAGAAGGAGTTAATCATAATGAAAAAATTACAATCAATGGCATTGGTAATCAAAATCAATATGGTAAGGGCGACGTACAATTTATTATAAATGTAAAAAATAATACCATTTTCAAAAGACAAAACTTAAATTTATTATGTGATAAAGAAATATCACTCAAAGACGCGTTATGTGGATTTTCGTTTGAATTCGTCCATATAAATGGGAAAAAATTGTCGGTCAACAACACTAATCCGATTACTATCATAAAAGACGGACAACTTCAAGTATTTCAAGGGCTTGGAATGAAGGATAAAAATAATACTGGAGACATCATTTTTAAGTTTCATGTTATATTTCCAAGCGAATTAACTGATATACAACGAACTCATTTATTAGAAGGGTTACCATAAAATATTCTTGATAACAAAAATATTTTATTTAAGCAGAAATACGTTTAGTAGGAATTTCTTTATCAACTAAGTAAATCGAATTCTCAGTTACAATAATAAATTCTGAACCTGATTTGAATATCTTTATTATTGGACTTGTGTATTCCTCTTCACTTTTGACAAGTAATTTCTCTTGAGACTCCTTAACACCGATTAATGATTCCTTCTCAATAGAGGAAGTCCAATAATCCATCATTATTGGTTTATCTTCAACAATTGAAAGTTTAGTAACATGTTGCAATGTAGTATTTTCTGGTAATCTATAATTACCGGCTGATGTAGATTGAGTATTATTGTCCTGCATTTTTACAATATAGTGTATTACTCTTAATATTACTTTATATGGTTAATTTGATAAGTATTTATTTTACAAGAGTTTCGTGTATTTTTCATTTCTTAAATATACGTATTATGTAACTTGTTATGAACGGACACAAGACAAACAAACAGCATATTATAGAAACTTATTATGATGTTTTGAAAGACTATATTGACAAACTAAAATCATCTGATGTAATAAATTCTTCTAAACATTCGAATCAAAGCTTATCTGTAGGTATAAACGCAATTCATCGTGTATTTGAATATACATTATTGAAAACAAAACAGATAGATAAGGCATATTATCAAGCACAGCAGACATATCAATATTTTATAGAATACATAGAACAAGTGAATACATCTCATCTTGTAAATAATTTGAATCATAAAGATGCTATTATGTTCGTTTATAAAAAGGCAATTTTTGACGTACATGATGGAAATGAATGTTCTAATACAAATACACTCATTAATATAATGACTTCTTCATCAGAACAAATAAATATTAATGATAAAGAATGGAGAACATTATTTATACGAATGTCGAAATTTATAAATACAATTCTATGTTGGAATAATTATTTATATGATTTTAACTTTAGACTTGAAATATGTGACCGTTATTTGAAAGATTATTTGTTAAATATTGAGCGTTTAGATTTTACTACTTATTATTTGTCATATATACATCAAAATTTTCCAGTTGAACGTGAAAAATATATAGAGTTACTAAGTAAAATGCTATCGAAAAGTGTAAAAACAAAACGTATTCGTAGTGGTTCCATGACAGAGACAGAAAAAAACGATATAGTATTTGATAAATTATCTATTGGTAATACAAATTTTAAAACGAAATTTAATACGCTTACGACTGATGAGTTTATTATATGGCTATATGAATAATACTATCTATTTATCGAAGATTTCATTATAATATGTTGGGGTAAATGTAATCGTTTTTTTTCTAATCTTTTCTTTTTTTATTTTTATTTCAGCGTTCATATTTGTTACCGCAATATTAAAGTATTCGTCATGTAATATTTGTTTTATATAATTATATACAAATCTTAATATACGTTCAGTACAATTACCAACTATAAGGCAGCTGCCTGTACGAAACAACATGAATGATATTTCAGAGTATTTTATTGCGTTATCGAGTTCGCTCATTTTCATTGTTCTGTCAGCATGTAGTAATTTTCCACGTTGCTGGGTTATATCAAATCCTATTTCATGATTGAAATAGTACTTGCATTTTACTCCAGGATAACTACATGGGTCATACGCAGTTTCTATGTTATACTTAGAACTACGTAAAATATTATGTAATTTATCACGGTCGATATAAAACCCACAATTGAAATTCGAGTTTATCAATACATTATTTTCTATATCATGTTCTAAAAATTCCAATAAACTGTCAGTATACGGAGATAATATATCCAATACCATCTGTTTTACAATGGATAACATGTCATGGTTTAGAACTCCCGGTATTTCCAGTTTACCTGTATTAAATACCTTTACATGAATCTCGCGATATTGTTCTTTAAATTTAAACCTTAAAATCAAAGCAAAACAATTATAAAACGCGTTTTTAACTTTACCACGACAAGTCATTATATCTTTTTTTGACATTCCAATCGTGATTTTTCGTTCATCCTTAAATTTGATACGTCTCGCATCTTGATTTATCAGTTGTTTAATAATTACTTCATTGTAATAGTTTATACTTTCTAATTTACAATAATAAGCATCCAATTCTTCTTGTGTTTTTGAAACAATCTTAATTTGTTTCTTAATAACCCCAGATTCTGGTTTCCAATAGTCAGTTATTGGAATTTTCCAATATATAGTTTGAATATCTATAATTTGGTTTAAAAACAACACCTTGGTAGTTGTTGATATATACAAATCTTGACATTCAGGGACATCGCCACTAATTTCGTCTACTATATTATTATTTTCAATGAATGATGTTTTTGATGATGAAAAACCACATTCATTTTGTCCGGATAAGAAACTATCCCACTCGTCGTCTACCATATTTTCCATTTATATTAAATATTGAAACAATATAGATATGTTTATATTGTTTCAATTTTATGTATAGCTATCTTTGAAATTCAAACAGAAATAATCTAAAATTGTATTTAAATCGGATTTTTCAGTATGTGTTATTACTTCCATATTGTCTAAAAACTGCTGGTTTATATTTTGGGTTTTATTGCGAATGATATAATTAAAATACTTTATAAAAATGCTTTGTTTGTCTATATTGTATTTTATACTGATATCTTGAATAAATTGTCTTAATTCGTTTACATGACTACCACAATGTAGCATGTATATTTGATTCCAAATGTCATTTGTAATAATACTACCATTCCAGTTTGATAAATTCTGATTTAATTGTATAAAATTTATCATACTACGAATATCTGACCTATATGTTTTTTGAATAGTTTGTATGTCAGTTTCAGATAAAGGTAAATGTTCTTCTTTGGCTACATTATGTATGAAATTATAAATCTCTTTTTCAGGCAATTGGTCGAAACGTATACATATAAATTCACTTTGTAATGATGTGACTAATTTACTTATGTAGTTACATATTAAACAAAATCGAACATTATAACTCGTTGACTGCATTAAATATTTCAAAGCTTGTTGGGCGTTTTTTGTCATATAATCAGCTTCATCTAATATCACAAACTTAATGCCCGGTTCAAAAAAACTATTCGATTTCACAAACTGTTGTATTTGATTACGTATAATATCAATTCCGCGTTCATCCGACGCGTTCAAATGTATTACATTTTCTTTGTTTATTTTACTATGCTTTTGTTGATGCTCGTTTATCAAATTAATAATGGTAGTAGTTTTACCTGTACCCGGTGGACCATAAAATAATAAATTCGGAAAATAATCTTTGTTAATTATATTTTTGAATATGGTTCGATTTATAGGGTCTAATACGATTTTTGAAAAACTACTGGGTCTATACTTCTCTACCCATGGAACGCTTTGATAAATACTTGTCATATATACATTATATACTCTTTCCATTTATGTTAGTTAAATATGAATATCTAAAAATTGAATTTAGTAGATTATGTTTATATTTTATAAAAATCATATAACAATAATTTATCAGATATTATAAATAATGTCTAACCACCATAACGGATATTTGGAATTAATCATAGGTCCTATGTTTTCAGGCAAAACGACACGATTAATAGATATATATAACGACAAATACAATAACAATACAAATATTAAAGTCATTAATTTCACTGCTGATACACGATACCACGATTCTATGTTATCTACACACGATAAAGTTATGATTCCTTGTGTATTTTCAAACACTATAAATGAAGTATGTCAAGAAGATATGATATCTAAATATGATACTATACTAATTAACGAAGGACAGTTTTTCCCAGATTTATATGAATCTGTAGTTGAACTTGTCGAAAAATATAAAAAAAACGTTTATATATGCGGATTAGACGGAGATTTTAAACGTAACAAATTTGGTAAACTATTGGATTTAATTCCATTATGTGATAAGATTACAAAATTATCAGCAATATGTGTTAACTGTAGTCAACCCGCAATATTTTCAAAAAGACTGTCTACCGAAGACCAACAGGTTGTTATTGGGTCGACTAATTATGTTCCTATGTGTCGAAACTGCTATAACGTATAACTCACCAAGGTATAAATATTATAATATATATTTGACATATTTTTTATGCATAATACGCCAAATACATTTTTTAAACCATATAAAGTTATTTGAGTTATTTACGTATATAACACTTATGGAAGTATTACATGAAGAACCTATAAAAAAGAAGAGAGGGCGTAAAAAGAAGTCCGAAATGGTTGAATCAACAGATTCCGTTCAAGATGAGAAAATACCCAAGAAACGCGGACGGAAACCGAAAGGGGGAAAATTAATACTCAAGTCCGATGATGATATTAATGAAAATACGAATATTACGAATATCATTCTTCATTTAAAATGTTCTATGGATGACATGACTTTACATAATAATAATATATATAGTGACGTAAATGACCCATTGCGATATAATCCATCAGCACCTCCAACCGTAACAAGTTATGATGATTCATTTGTTAATAATTTTTCTATATATGATTCCATTGAAAACGAACAGTCAACGCATATAGAAACTACCAAAATAGCTACGACTGAAAATAATATTTGTTCTTTATGTAAAGACGTAGTAGAGACTAATAATGATGAAATAACGGATACTGACATTATCAGTATGAAAGATATTAATATGAAATTAAAAGAAATTAAATTACAGTTATATAAATCCGACTATCCCGAAAAGAAATCCGCTTGTTTTTGGTGCACTTATGAATATGATAATCCGTCATGTTATATTCCAAAATACGATTTAGATAATCAAACTTACGCATATGGTTCGTTTTGTCGTCCAGAATGTGCTGCAGCATATCTGATGAAAGAGAACATAGACGATTCTATTAAATTTGAAAGATATCATTTATTAAATCAAATATATGGTAAGGTTTATAATTTTAAAAAAAATATTAAGCCCGCACCTGACCCATATTATTTATTAGACAAGTTTTATGGTAATTTGTCAATACAAGAATACAGGAAATTATTGAAATCAGACCATACATTATTGATAGTTGACAAGCCTATGACGCGAATATTACCGGAACTACATGAAGAAAATGAAGATTTTATGAATAATTATAGTTCTTCATCGGGGAATAATAATAATACCGGGGTTTACAAAGTCAAAAAACAGAGTGAAAAAAAGAAAGGACCCAGTAAAAGTGAAATTATAAAAGAAACATTTGGTCTGTAAATATCCAATATTTTTATTCTGTGTGTAATTTATACATGTACTGTAAATATAGTGATATATTTGGTAAAGTAAAGACAGGGATTCATTCATATAGGGTATTTGATATTGCCATTATGGATGTTATACTTACATTTATAGGAGCTTTTCTACTTCAATTACTTTTTCCGAATATTAACTTTTTTATTGTACTTTTCGGGTTGTTTGGTTTAGGAATTGCGTTACATCGACTGTTTTGCGTTAGAACAACCATAGACAAGCTATTGTTTGAATAATGTTATTATATTTACGATTTTAGGATGTAAATAAAGGGTATAAATGGAATATTATAGATATTGTATAATGACTACTACAATATCTATCAAACCTATGGGGGGGCTCGGGAATCAACTTTTTCAAATTTTTGCTACTATATCATATGGATTAGAATATACATGCAATATTGTTTTACCATATACGGACCAATTACACACAGGGACCGTACGAAATACATATTGGAATACATTTTTGATAGGATGTCGAAATATGACAACATATAATTTACTTAATAATGAGACAAATGAATCATTAATGTCAATGCCGGTATATAACGAAAAATCATTTGAATATAAAAAAATACCTAATCCCAAAGGTCCAAAAATGCTACTACATGGTTACTATCAGAGTTATAAATACTTCGATAAACATTGGGATAGTATTAAACAAATGATAAATCTTGACGACCAACAACAAGCTATTAAAAAGGATTATGCGGATTTATTCTCAACTAAAGAAACAATCAGTTTGCATTTTAGAATAGGGGATTACGTAAATATTCAAAATTGTCATCCAATTATGCCGTTCCAGTATTACTATAATGCTATTTGTAATTTAACCATGCATAGGAATAAGAATTATCGTATTTTGTATTTTTGTCAAGATATTGATAACGAAAAGGTTTCTGTAATAATTAATCGCTTATCATGTATGTTTATAGACATAGAATTTGTCAAAGTTAGTGATGACATTGATGACTGGAAACAAATGCTTATTATGAGTGTATGTTCTCATAATATCATCGCAAATAGTACATATAGTTGGTGGGGAGCATATTTAAATCAAAATGATAATAAAATGGTATATTACCCAAATAAATGGTTTGGTAAATCACTTCCACATAACACATCTGACTTATTTCCACCGAACTGGGTCAATGTATATTGGTAAATATAAAATTGAAAATGATATAATAAGATATTAATAGTAAAATATTATAGCCATGGTATCCAATACTGAACTAAACTCGAACTACATTGCTCTCGCACAACTACCTATAGTTAAACGAACACTCAAATGTGTTAAACGATTAACCAATGAAAATAAAGAACTTAAAAAAGAAAATGAAATGTTGAAAAAAATGATTGACACCTTATTTGATAAGTTATCTGATTCGAAGAATACCATTAAAAAAGAACCAGTAAAAGAAGTTTATATTAAAAAAGAAAAGGTTGTTATTGATATCTCAGAAGAGCCAGAAAATATAACATATGAGTTGCGGGACACATGTACTAATACAGATGAACCATTCGCATATGACGATGATGGTAACAATACTAAATGTAATGAAACTAAAATTACTAATGATATGGTAGAAGACAAAAATATTGTGGAAGTTGTAGAAGAATCTGTCGAAGAAGAAGAAGAAGAAGAAGAAGTAGAAGAATCTGCTGAAGAGGAAGAAGAAGTAGAAGAATCTGTCGAAGAGGAAGAGGAAGAAGAAGTAGAAGAATCTGCTGAAGAGGAAGAGGAAGAAGAAGTAGAAGAATCTGCTGAAGAGGAAGAAGAAGAAGTAGAAGAAGAAGAAGAAGAAGAATCTGCTGAAGAAGTAGAAGTAGAAGAATCTGCTGAAGAGGAAGAAGAAGAAGTAGAAGAAGTAGAAGTAGAAGTAGAAGAATCTGCCGAAGAAGAAGAAGAGGTTGAAGAATCTGCCGAAGAAGAAGAAGAGGTTGAAGAATCTGCCGAAGAAGAAGAAGAGGTTGAAGAATCTGCCGAAGAAGAAGAGGTCGAGGTTGAAGTTGAAGTAGAAGAATCTGCCGAAGAAGAAGAAGAAGAAGAAGAAGAAGAAGTATACGAAGTTACTATTAAAAATAAATCATATTACGCAACAAATGAAACAGATGGACCTATATATGCAATTATTGAAGATGAAGATATTGGAGACCAAGTTGGTGAATTCAAAAAAGGAAAACCAACATTCTATAAAAAAACTAATAAATAAACCAATATACTAAAATCTACACTATACCCCAAACAAAAAATATATTGTATATATTTTTTGTTCTAATTCATGTTATTATCTTGATTTTTTTGTTATATTTTTTGTTTTCGATTTTCTTGTTTTTGTCTTCTTTCCACCACCTAAAGACTTAGGTTTTGTATTTTCATATGCTATTATCTTATTTAATACAGTTGAATAAAATTCATATTTTAATATATCATTGTCTATATTTTGTAATTGAATTGGCAATCGCATAGAACCTTTCTTATTTTGCTTCAAAATGTCGATTTCTGTTTTATATCTACCATTTAACCTATTTATTTGGTCCATAAAAGATTTATTATTCGAGGTAGTTGCTGTTGATTTACCGATTATATCGTATAGTTCTGAATTCTTTTTTATAAAACTGATTATATCGTCATCTTTTATAAATGGTCTCATTTTGTCTACTATTTCTTTGTTTTCGGTTCTATTAAAAATTTGAGAATAAAATAAATCTGAATTTACATCCTTGTTTGGTGCGTTCATGTTTGGTGCGTTCATGTTTGGTGCGTTCATGTTTGGTGCGTTCATGTTTGGTCTACTACTTGTATTTGATGATTTGTCGTTGATGTTACTTGTGGATGAAGTACTATTATTATACTTTTTGGATGATTTACTTTTTTTATCTTCAGTTGAATATATAGATTTTTTAGTTTTTAGTATTTTTGACGATTCCATATCATATACAAGATTATTTAATAAATTTCCCAAGTATTCATTGGTATACGGGCAATATATTTCTTTTTTATTATCTTCATTTATTTCACCATCGATTAAATCCAACATAACAAAAATTTCTTTTTTTGGATATTCATCGCTGTATCCTATATTAATATTATCAATACCTATATCCAGTATTTCACGAGGTATATTTACGTCTTTATTATTCAGCACATAACGTTTATATAACGCCTCGAATTTATCGTAAAATTCACGTGTATAATTATTATACTTGTTTATTAGGTTTATAAAGTCAGTTTTATTAGAGGAATCTGATTGTCTTGATTTTAAAGCGTTCAATAGTTCTTTGTGTTCTTCTTGTTGTTCTTTAGATAATAAATCTTTGGTTATAAAACTATATAGTTGCTTCTTACTCATGTCAATTAATGGAATTTCAGGCTCTATTCTATTGTCCATATTAATAGATTTTTGTATTTCTATATTTGAAGATTCACGATAAGGGAATCGTAATGTAGGTAATAATCTACTTCGTAAGTTATATGATATTTCATCATATTTGACTGTATCAGTACGTGAACGTATCATTTCATTATTCAGTTTTGTAGGATCATTGGGGTATTTTGTCATATAACTGGCGATTACTTCCCCGACAGTATTCATCACTTCCTTGTATTTTGGGTGATTTATTGTATCATTTAACCAAACTGCTTTTGTTACTGTATGTGGTTTCCCGTTTATTTTTACATATGAAAATTTTGTATTAAATGGGTTGTAAACTATGGAATTATTCGAATCTGTATTACTTAATATGTCTAATGACTGATGAATATTATTTACTATAAAATATTTTGTTGAGAACAACAACTGTAACATTAACATTACATTTTTATTGGTAATGTAAGCTTCATCTTGCCCGTTTTTGCTCGGTTTATTTTCGTTTAACATACCTTCAAAATTATCTTTGTTGAAGAAAATATTTACTATTTTGTCGTAATCTAATTTTGATAAGTAACCTTCTGGATACAGTTGTTTGGTTGTGATGTATGGGTATTTTTCAATGTCTGAAGGCGATTTATACAATACGTCTTTTGTAAATTCAATTGGTTTATTGTTCGTCGCATTTGTTAATAACGTTATTTTTAATTTTTGAACGTTTAAACTCATTTTGATGACACTAATTATATTATGCAAATATATTATTCGCATAATATTCATAAATTATGGTCATTATTTCATAGAAAATCCTTCGAAATTATCGTCTCGTAATTTGTTTTGGGTTTTTGCTTTTTCTAAAATACCTTTTGCTTTTAGAATTTCGTCATATTGGATATATGTATGTAAACCAAGTCACATATCCGATATAAACTTTTAGTTAAAATCAGTATAGAGAATTGTCATCATATACATATATCCAATATGACGACAAATAACCAACCTAAATTAAAATGCGGACAATGCAAACAATCTCTAAATGATACCGTGTTTTTTTACAATAATAAATCGCATACAACGTGTTTTTCATGTTCAAAAATTCGTATCAGTAAAAAAAATGTATGCTCTGTATGCGGAATACGAGCAATTTACAATATTACAGGTGAAACAATTGGTATTAGATGTAGTTCTCATCGAGAACCAACAATGATTAATGTAATAAGTCCAAAATGCGTTACTTGTAAAGTCAAACGACCAGGTTTCAATCATATTGGCGAAATAAAAGCTCTATATTGCGGGGGGTGTGCTTTACCAAACATGGTTGATATAAAAAATCCCAAATGTGTTACTTGTAAAGTTAAACAACCTACTTTCAATGAAATTGGCGAAACGAAAGCTCTATATTGCAGTGAGTGTGCTTTATCCACCATGGTTAATATAAAAAGTCCCAAATGTATTACTTGTAAAATTAAAGTCCCAAATTTCAATAAAGAATGCGAATCAAAAGCACTTTATTGTAAAGAATGTGCTTTACCCACCATGGTTGATATAAAAAATCCCAAATGCGTTACTTGTAAAGTCAAACAACCTACTTTCAATGAAATTGGCGAAACGAAAGCTCTATATTGCGGGGGGTGTGCTTTACCCACCATGGTTGATATAAAAAGTCCCAAATGTATTACTTGTAAAATTAAAGTCCCAAATTTCAATAAAGAATGCGAATCAAAAGCACTTTATTGTAAAGAATGTGCTTTACCAACGATGGTAGATATAAAAAGTCCCAAATGCGTTACTTGTAAAATTAAACAACCGAATTTCAATCATATTGGCGAAACGAAAGCTCTATATTGCGGTGGTTGTGCTCTACCAAATATGGTTGATATCAACCATCCCAAATGTGCTATTTGTAAAACAAGGGCATCATATGGCTTTCCGGGTTTAGCTCCAACAATGTGTGTAACACATAAAACTGAGAATATGATTACAAAACCTCGTTCCAAATGTAAAAAACAGAATTGTAAACTACCTGCTATATATGGGATAAAACACCCGATTCATTGTGAAACTCATAAAAACGGAAACGATATTAATTTGACTGAAACACGATGCAATAGATGTGGATTATTGGATGTATGTATAAATGGATTATGTATAAATATATGCAGTGATAGCGAACAAATCACATACGAAATGAAACGTCGTCAAAAAGTAAAAGAAATTCGTATATTAAATATATTAAAGTGTGAATATGGAGAACCACACGAATATAACGTGCGTGTATCTTCAAAATGCGGTTGCAAAAATTCCGAAGAAAAAGAATTTGGTTATGATTTTGGAACACATAAATTATATATCGAGGTTGATGAAAATCAACATAAAAGTTATTGCGAATTGGGTGAAATAAATCGTATGAAAAATATTTATATGGACGATGGTGGGGTTCCTGTAATATTTCTACGTTATAATCCAGACAATTATCAAATAAATGGGAAAAAACAAAACACTTCTCAACAAAAACGCGAAGTTGAACTCGTGAAATGGGTTAAATACTACCAAAATGTTGATAATATACAAGGATATGATTTGTCCGTTCAATATCTGTTTTATACCGATGGAGATAACACCAAATTGCACAATATTGAGCCGTATGGAAAATAATGTATATATATGACCATAATATTCATAAATTATGGTCATTACTTCATAGAAAACCCTTCGAAATTATCGTCTCGTAATTTGTTTTGGGTTTTTGCTTTTTCTAAAATGTCTTTTGCTTTTTTGATTTCGTCATCAGTTACCTTGTCTGAATTTGCTACATCGTTGTCAATTAATGTTGTGTGATAATCCTGAAAATCTTCAGATAAAACACAGAATACACTATCTTCATTAAATAAATATTCAGTGCATATAGCGAACACAAATGTAATGAAGAAAGCTATGTATATGTCACGAGTACCCATCCATGCGATAGAGAACACCAACAATTGACGACTAAAGGTATACTTTAAATACGATTCCATGGATTTACTCAAACCTATATTGACGTATTTGGATACTATATTTAAGGTTATTATCATTAATCCAGCGAATACTTTACTGTCATTAATACGTTGAATATTTGAATGTAAATAGTCAAACATACTCTTTACATCAGACTTTACCATCGTATTTATTTACAATATGGTTAGATTTTCCTTCGAGACCTTTGGTAATAATTTCGTTTCAGTTTTTAATTTAGATTCTATGATTGAGAAATTACATGTAGGAGAACATGCATTACAATAATCATTTTTAAATTTTAATTCAGGATATACATGTTGAGCCATCTCGTGTCTTACATTCATATCTTTATGTTTTAAAACACCTTTTTGACAATGTTCTCTTCTAAATTCATCTTGAGCGGGACCATTTTCGATGGCTGTGTTCTCACTTGAATCATAATTCTCGAATGTTTCTATGCCCTTTACGCCACAACTATCGCACGATTTAGCTGGTTTAGTTTCATTAAATTCGGGTTCTTTTTCTTCTTCTTCTTCTTCATCTTCGATTGTATCAAATGCTTCTATATTTAGCATATTTTCTATACAATCCATTTGATAGAACAAAATAACTAATGCACATACAAATAAACCGAGGACCTTATCAATCTTTGTGTAAAACATTATTACAAACACTGCCAACATCCTTCCTAAAATTGTATTGCTGAATTTAACACATCCACGATATTGTGACAACAATAAGAATATAACAACGATAGGTATAAACTGAGCTATAGTATTGGTTTTTAATTTCATTATATAAATTACCCTACATATTCTTTTACATTCTAATTTGGTTCCAGATTATGAAATTAATATCTACTTATTTTTTAAATACAAATAAATATAATTATGTCTTTAGTAGCAACAGCATCCTCATGGACGAATGACGAACCATCTAATAGAAAAAGAACCCCAAGTATACGAAAGACTATTAAAATAAGACCACAAGAGACTGTTAATGAATTTAAATCTGAGAATAATCAGTCAGATACAATAGAATCATTTAAAAGTTCAAGTGATGAACGTAGTTCTCGTGTAACTGATTTATTAGACAAACTTACTTCTTCAAACGATGACGATAATAATAAGATGGGCGATTTTAAACCATTATCCCCACCTAAAATTAATTTAAATAGTGATTACTCAGATGATACTGAAATAAAACAATATATTCCACCAGCACCTAAGTATTCAGGAGGCGCTGCTTCAGCAAATATTTTAGGTGAAATGAAAAACTATGGGGCAAATGATACTCATTCGCAAACACTTAGTAATTATAGTCAAAGTTACAATCATAAACCACCTGCTGTACCCTCTCCTTATTATGCAAAGATGGGTATTTCAAGTGGACCTTCATCTGGAGATACTCAATTAATGGAAAAGATAAATTATATGATTCATTTATTAGAAGACCAACAACATGAAAAAACCGCAAACATTACAGAAGAATTTTTATTATACACCTTTATGGGTGTGTTTGTAATATTTATTGTAGATTCATTCGCACGCGCTGGTAAATACACAAGATAATCTAAACATCAATCTACATATTGATGTTTATAAAGCTAAACTGTAGTGACATCTATCACCTCTTCCAAATTGTTATTAGCGTTTTGTATTAGAGGGATAATTTTGTTAAAATACATAGAAATTTTGTTGTGTTTTTCATGTGTATTCGCATATTCAGTAACCATACTATGTAATTCTAAAATATAACTCATATGTTCGATAAAAAGTTCGGTCAACTCTAATTGTGTTTCTAATTCTTTTATTGAAAATTTGTCATATTTGCTATCTTCTAATTTGCATTCCATAGTAATGATATCAGGGATATATCGTTTATAATTTGAATCCATATTATTTACGTGTTCTATTGTGAATTCTGGTACTATAACTTCACCTATATTATTTTCTATATCACGAACTTTATTACATTGAAACAAGTATTGATTCATTCTACTATCTATATACATTTTTGTATTTCATGTAATAATAAGTGTTTTTTCGGGCAATAATGGAGAACATGGATAAATGAAATTATACAAATAATAAGCAGTTTTATTGACAAATATCGGTTTATTATACGTTTCCCATAGAGAAATGATATGATTATTATGACCGATGTTCTCAATCATTAACATTTTATATTTGTTTTGTTTTTGTTTTAAGATTTTATACATACTATTTATAAACCCACTGTAATAAACATTATTATCACTCGTATTTTTTATACTCGATGAGAACATTAACACGTTTCCTTCTATATCCTCATATTCAGTGTATGTGTTTTTAAAGAAATATATCCCAAATACATGTTTTTTCTGGCGTAGACAATATATATGCGTTATTCCTGCTTTTATTTGCGACAAATAATACGATGTGTCTTGTAATATACACATATCAAACATGTTCTCCGTATTTTCATAATTATTATGTGTCATATCATATAGATAATCGGTCAAAATATGGATATTTGTATGGTCTATTTTAATTAACTCACAATCAGTGGGTAAACTGACCTGATGTAGTATAGGAATATAATAGGTAGATGTATTGTATTTCACTACAGGAATAACCCCTTGGAATAAATCTATCTCTTTTTTTATCAAAGAGATGAGAACATCCGGATTCTTTGTTCGTTGGTTATATTCATGTGTCTGTAACAATATTCTATTTAATTTTTTTACATCACGTTCTCTCTTTACACATAAATAATCAATGAAATATAAGGGTTCAGATGTATATACTTGTTCGGTTAGCGTTGGACGATAAAACATTTTATATGGTCTTGATGTAATACATCCAATGGATTCGGGGTTTACTAATATAGATGTTCCTTGTTCTCCATTATTTTGAATAATCTTTTCATTAAATATAGAAACATAACACGGGTCATTTGTCCCTGTGAATATGGTATCTATTTCCTTTTCAGTAATTGTATGTAATATTTTTTCAGAAGGAATATAATAACATTGGAGTAAATTAATCACATTTTGTTTAACAAGTTGAGAACATTCAACATAGGACACTGTCTCTACTTGATGAAAATCACAATATTTTGTTTTTACAGGACGGTATTTATATATAATGTAAGGAACACTATAGAAAAAACGCCAATAATCATAACTATGAAATACTGGCTGGTTATTCCAGAACGGGTATCGTATTTTTATATATGCAAATAAAACTAAAAAAAAGAAAAATAACGAAGAAAAAATATATTGTATCATAAATCTAATATATTTTGGTAGATAAATTGTAGTTTTTTTCGGTATTAGTGTGGTCTTTCTAATATATATAAATATTGGTTATCATCTCCCAATGGTTCCATATCCACCTTAGCATGGAATATAAAGCCAACTTGTTTTGCTATATCTATAATATTACGGATATCTTCCATATATAAAGTTTGTTCATTATGACGAACATGATTTGTTACTTTATCAGTAAACGACTCGGTAAAACTTACCACATTTGTTTCTTCTAAATTAACCGGAAATGAATAATTTGCTTTATACTTAAAATCTTCATATTCAGACGTCACCTTAGTACGCCTTTTGGGTTTCTTAGGTATTAATGGTTGCCATTCAACCTTAGTAGGGTCCTTTGGTTCAAATATACTAAATCGTTTTCTATCGACCAGATGGACGATTAAATAACCGTTTGGTATCATCCAGTGATAGCAATTCGAAAAGAATTTCTTTTTATCTTTGAATTGATATAATGTAGTTTTCGTACATAATATATGCGTAAAACTCGCACGGTCAAACGATAATGGGTCGTTTACATCAGCATTAATAAAATCACTGTTTGGGTATTTTGTTTCAGCATATTCAATCATATCATTTGATTTGTCTACACCATACGCTTTGTATCCAGTTTTCTGTAATAAATTTACAGTGCATCCTGTACCAGAACCTATATCTAAAAATACACTATTATTTACATCTGGGGATGTTATTCTAACAATCTGAGCGAGTTCCCAATCAGTTTGTTCCTCAGTATCATGTAATGTATCATATATGTCAGCAATAAAATCATCATATATATCTTCATTGCGTTTATACACGTAAGGTTTACTTTGGTTAAATCCTTCCACTGTTTCATATGGTATGTTTGTATTATTCAATATTTTTACAGTAGCATACAATAAAGCTATCGTAACTAACCACTTATAGGTCATATTATTTGAGTTATTCGATGTTAATATAGAATTTATGTACTTGAACATTTTATTAATAAATTATATAATAACCTATTATATAATTTTGAATCATCAATTTTATATTTACGCAGAGTTACGTAACTGTGTACGGGTATGATTGAAGAATTTATCCTTACCTATAGTCGTATTTTCAACATTCGGATGTGCGCGATTACTAAAGGTGTTTTGTGAGAATAACCCCATATGTGGCTGTTCTGATGGTCGCGAAACTACAGATACTTTGTATAAATCACTTTCAGATGATGGTACATACATATCTTGACCTAAACCTCTTTGTTTTGCGAATGTTTGATTACGTAATGTCGTTTCAATATCTATACCATTCATGTATCCAGATACAGGACCTTTTGAAACTGCGGGAGTAAAATTAGCTCCTTGATTATAGTCTACATATGGTAATCTCTCTTCCGTAACTGGTTTGCGACGATTTACCATAGGGAATAATGCGTATTTTGTAGGCACTGGACGTATGTCAAAATTTGGTTCTAATGGTGAATCAGCAAAATGACGACCATTAAGGCGTGCGTTGGATTCATCTATATGTGTATTTTGTCTATATTGTACTGCTCGGTGAGTACCGAATATCTCGTAACTTGCGTGTGTATTCATTGTTCTAAAATATATATTATTGCATATATATATTTTACGAAAAGTTACCAACAATAACCGCCACTTCCCATTTTAATTTGTAGATAATCTAAATGATCGGATGTACTCGTACATTTTGTAGGAGAACAAGAGTTACTACACTTATCATCTTCCGTTCCATTTTCATCGTCACATAATGTATATTCCGTATTTGGTTCATTATACCATACTTCTTGTGAAATATGTCGATACCCCAAAAACTCTTCGGGAACGTGAGGAACCATGTCATAATAATGGGTCACGCGAATAGAATTAATATGATAGGTTTCAAACATTTTTGAGAATTCTTTATTTCCTACTCTGGGAGAACCAAATGTAATTAGTGAGTGAATTTTGTAATTTTTCTGATAATATAGAATATCGAAAGCATTTAATGTCGATAAAGCCGCACCTAAAGAATGCCCGGTAAGTAGCAGTTGATTTGTATTATATTTTTCAACGAGTTTATCTATTGCTTTGTATACATTTGATTGTAGGGAATCAAATAGGTTATAAAATCCTTTTTCTACGGCAATATTTGTCTCAGGATATGGTGTTGTTTGTGATACTTGAATATTAGCTACCCAATTTTGTATGTTCTCAGAACCCCTAAAACTAACAAAGATAGATTCGTATTCTTCATTGTATCCAAATATCACTTGTTCACCATTTTGAATAAGGATATTGTCATAAGAATTCACTGTATCGCAAGTAATACAATCCCACATACTGGTTTGGGTCATACAATATGTTGCCTGAGAAATATTTACAGCAGTGTGGGTAAGATGATTGTCATAAGCGGTTGATAGATTTACTAAGAAGAGTAGAGAGAAAATTAGTTGGAGCATTTTGTATTATGATTAGAAAAAATATAAACAAATGATTAAATGTTATACATAATGAAAATTTGTATAATCGGTCCTGGATATAAACCAATACCCCCTACTGGTTGGGGAGCTGTTGAGTCAGTTATATGGGATTATTATATTAACCTCAAATCCTTTCATGATGTAACCATTATTAACAATAAAAATCTCAACGAAGTTATTAATCAAGTCAATTCAGTAGATTTTGATATGATTCATATTATGTATGATGACCACGTGATACTTACCCCTCATTTAAAATGTAATAAAATATTTTATACATCGCACTATGCATATATTACTCAGCCTAATTTTGAAGAAACCCAGAAATGGTATTTTAAAAATATATTTCAACATGTTATCGCAAACAAAGAAAGACTTATATTGAATGTTATTTCAGACCAAATAAAAAAAGTATATATTAAATATGGATTTCCCAGTAACAAAATAAATGTACTACATAATGGTTCTCGTGAGGATGAATTCAAATATCATATAAATCCTATAAACAAAGGGAAATCTATTTATCTCGCAAAAATAGAAGAACGAAAAAAACAGTATATTTATCAATGTATATCAAGTATAGATTTTGTGGGAAACTATCATAATTCATCATTTGACGTATCCCGGTCAAATTACTTGGGTGAATGGAACAAAGACAAATTATATAGTAATCTTAGTCATTATGGGAATTTGGTTTTATTATCTGACGGCGAAGCTGACCCTCTGGTAGTGAAAGAGGCATTAATATCTGGATTAGGTGTAGTTGTAAGTGAATGCGCGTCTGCTAATTTGGATTTATCTAAAGAATTTATAACTGTTATACCCAATGACAAATTGACAAATATTTCATATGTGAATGATGAAATTATGAAAAATCGTGAAATTAGTATTATTCAACGAAAACAAATACGTGAATATGGTTTAAAAGTCTTTTCATGGAAAAATGTAATAAACAAATACAATGAATTAATACAATAATATATCATGAAAATATGTTTGGTTGCACCTGGTATCATGATTGTACCTCCAGATGGATGGGGAGCTGTTGAAATATTAATATGGGACTATTTCAATGAATTATTAAAACAAGGACACGACGTGAATATTGTAAATAAATTACGTTCGAATTCACAAGAACAACGGAACATAAATAGCCCTTATTGTCAGGAACTAATAAAGGAAATAAATGATGGCAATTATGATTTTGTACACGTACAATATGATTGTCTATTTCATATATTACCACATCTAACATCTAAAAAAATAGGCATTACAAGTCACTATCCTTATATAGATCAACCAGAAAAACATACGATTGACGGTTATTCTGGTATATTTAATTTTATGGTGCAGAATAATCAATATTTAAATTTGGTATTAGCAGAGAAAGATATAGAATTTTTATTAGCAAATGGGTCCGATAAAAACTATATACATAAATTAGAAAACGGCGTTGATTACGATAGTTTTCTATTTAAATCACAAGGTTTACATCAAAATAAGACTATATATCTTGGTAAAATTTCAGACCGTAAAGGACAACATAAATATTGTGATCTGAATAATATTGATATTATTGGTCCCGGAGGTGACAGTTTAAATAATTGGAAAGGTTCTTGGACTCGCGATGAAGTAATGGCAAAATTAACTGATTATGGAAATATGTTACTATTAAGTACTGGAGAAGCTGACCCATTGGTTATTAAAGAGGCTTTCGCGTCAGGTATTGGGGTTGTAGTGAATAAAACATCTGGGAAAAATTTAATACCAAATGATTTTATTACAATTATTGATGACGATAAAATGGACGATTTGGAATATATCCAAAATGCTATAGATAGTAATCGAATTAAAAGTAGTACAATGCGTAGACAAATTCGTAATTTTGCGGAAGTTGGATATGGATGGTCTAATGTTATGACTAATTATATTACCAAAATAATGGGTTTTAATTCAATTCAGAATACTGACTTTAATAATACTACAATTGTTACCGCATTTTTTGATATAAATAGAGAAAAGAATGGCGACGGAAGGAAATTAAATGATTATCTATCATGGATACAAAAAACACTTCAATTAAATTGTAACATGTATATTGTTACTGAATCTAAATTTGTCGATTTTATGAAAGAAAACAGACCCAATGGATATAACACCTTTATTAAAGAAGATACGTTAGAGAATGCGGATTATTATAAATATCTACCAAAAATGACCGAAATATTAAATAGTACTGAGTATAAAGATAAAATAGCTTACCCTAACCGCGTTGAATGTAAACTACCGGAATATAATGTAATACAATATAGTAAGTTTGGCTGGTTAAATGACGCAATACAAAATAACCCATTTAAAACTGATTATTTCTTCTGGATGGATGCGGGCATATCCAGATTTTTTCAAAATATGAATCTTTCTACTCAGTTTCCGAGTCTATCAAAACAACAAAATGTTATTAATCAATTCGGTAATCAATTCATCATTCAACAACGACAAGACCTACAAAGGTATACAATTAATGATAATTTTATATGGGGGGCTGATAACTTATTTAAAGGAGGAATGTTTGGAGGTGATAAAAATATCGTACTGGAAGTTAAGAAAGAAGTTGAAAGAATTTTTGTTAACGAAATGTTAGATAAAAGTAATGTAAATAACGAACAACTCGCATTGGCGTTATTATGGAAGCAAAATCCAGACATATTTAAAGTTATTCCAGATATAAATAGTCATCCATGTATATTATTATCTGTATTTTCATAAAAATTATAATTTGTAATTCAAATTATAATATGGTTTACCAATTGCCATCAAATGTTTGATATGTAAAAATTAAATCTTTATAATTTCCAAAGTGTCTATAACAAGCTTTATCATTTTGATGTAATCCTCCTAACATACAAAACCCTTGATGAATATAATTCAATTGATATTGATGTTTAAAATATTTTTCAAAAAAATGACTGAATAAAACTGGACCACTGAAAATTGGCACATAACTTTTATTTTTACCTACTATACCTTCCACATGAGACAAATGTCTTTTTAGATTTTTTAACATAGTTAGTAATATAGGATTATTTGTATTAAACCCGAATAAAGAATTACTGATATTCTTTAAACGGAAATCATGACGTATGTTTACAAATTCATGTTCAAATGGATATCCCAATGGATTTATCCAACTACTATCAATGTCAGAATATATACCACCATGTATATTTACTATTTCCATCCTTAAAATATCTGCTTTAAATCCATAGTTGTTAATAAATTCATAAGAATCTTTACATATAATATCTAACTCGCTTATATGATGTTTTTCTATTTCCGGTAGTTCAACTTGTTTGGTATTATTATTGTCATACCATAAACAAACCTTCCAGTTAGAATTAATTTGTTTACACTGGATTATGTTATTAATATATTTTGTTGGTATAACTGAACCAATCCATATAAAATGTATAATCTTTGGAATCGGTTTTAATTCTTTATTTTGAATATTACCATATATTTCATAATCTTTTTTGAAGTATTCTTCTTTATCATATTCGATATTTATATTATTTATATTACTTGTATACACCTTACTATTAATGGATTCATTTTTCAATCTATTTATTATACCCGTATCTATAGATGATAATTCTACATATGGTGTTGGTTTATATTCGATTGATTTATCGGATTTATAAAAAGTAACGTTGTTAATATTTGTAAAGTTGGTTGAAATATTATACTTTTTTAATAATCCTATCAACATATTTGGATTATTATTAAGTTCTTCATATTTAATATAATCTACATTTTGATGTTTATTCACTCTTAAAGAGAGATAAAATATCAACTTTTCATAATACAAATCGACAGGGTTGACATTCGTTTCAATCAAATTATTGTATTTATATTTAATGTCTGGACGACTGTTTGTAAAACTAATATCACTTTCTATTTTGGTTTGTAAAAAATCTGTAAAAGATATTGATGTATTTGCGTATGATGAAATGCCCTTATTATTTAAAGGTACTCCTATTACATGATGAGGGGCATTATATAATGCTTTTAAAAAATGTTCCAATTCTTTTGTTATGACTAAAAATAATACATCGTTATGTTTTTCTATAATAGTCTTATCAAAAATAAAATGTTTATGTACTAATAATGTATCATATACTGGTATACCAACGTTTCCTTTTAACAATTGAAGTAAATAGTTAGTTCCACAATTTCTTTCACCTAATACATGAATTGACGTATACATTATATAATACATTTGTGTGTTTTTATATTAGTAAATATCTAAATTAGTTCTGTTTGTATAGAGTTTTACATATAATTTTGCATATCGATTAATGATATATCGATATCTATTTTGAGATTTTGTAAAAAATCTGCGGTTAGCTCATCATAGTCGTCTATAAACAATATAGGCAATTTTTCAAAATTTTTATAATATTCACCATTCTTTAACATAATTGGTATACATTTACATAATATGCTATCATATACTCTATATGAATCAATACCACATCCTCTGGGACATATAGAAAATTTACTATTTAATAGATGATTAAAATAATTATTATAATCATTATTCATTTTTCGAATACTTGTATCTTCCTGTGTATTTTCAATCAAAATAAAATCCTTATTTTTTATTTTATTATATGCGTCTTGTCGTGGATTACCAAACCATCTTTCTATTGTTGGTATACCAAAATTAGCATAACATAATGTTTGTTTGTCAATATTTATAGAAGTTATTGAGTCGGGTATTTGGACTTGCCATGTGATACCAAGCGGTATTGCTCTTACATTTTTATGAAATATCGAACATGAATAACATAATATTTGTATATTAAACTCTTCAATTATGTTTATAATTCTATAATCAATCTTATCTGAATCGGCAATTAAATTACAATCTGAAGTCAACCCATTATACTTGTTATCAAACTCATATGTATTTGAAGTTTTTGGTGGTGGAAAATCACAATCTGGATTTAATAAAATAATCGTTTTATTCGCATACTGTTTAAAGTTAAATTTATCCAGATTTTCTTCATTCAAGTTTAATATATCGAATATAACATAATCATCATTTGATTTACATAAATCTTTACAATATCTTTCCCATCTTGGTAATGTAATTAAATTATCCATTATAATAGATTCACGCGCAATATATTTATATTATTATAAATTTAACAGTATAAATATATTAATTTATAACTATTTATATTTATGTTATTTGATAAGGTAATCATTTGGGGTTTTCCCATACACACGCATACACATTCATATATTCATGGTGGATGGGTTAAAGCATTCAAGTCATTGGGATATGATACACATTGGTTTCATGATAAGGAATATCCAACTGATTTTGATTACAATAATTGTTTATTCATAACAGAAGGATATGCTGATGATAACATTCCAGTTGTAGACACATCGACTTATTTCGTTCATATTTGTAGAAATCCCGAAAAATATTTAAACAAGGTAAAACGTTTGATTGAAATCAGATATTTGGTAGACCATATTAAAGATTGCAATTATAATTATGTTTTAAACAAAGACAAATGTGAAAAAATAAGCGATGCAACATATTATGAAAAATTAGTAAATAATGGTGGATTGGCAAAGTATCATAATAATCCTATTTCTATGGATTATGAATGTATATATACGTGTTGGGCGACTGACTTACTACCAAATGAAATAAAAGAAGAATCAATACATATGGAAAGAGACAATTGTATTTATTGGTGTGGAAGTTATAGTGCTGGAAATAATCCAGAACTAAGAAAATTTGTGGTTGAATCAGAAAAAAATGGATTTCCTATAAAATTTAATAATCCATGGCAAAGACCCTTACCATATGAATTGGTACAACAATTAACCATTAAATCTAAATTATCTCCAGATATCAGATGTAGCGGTGACCCTAATAAAATAGCCAAAGGAGAAACTGGTACTTGTCATAAATCGATTGGATATATTCCTTGTAGAATATTGAAAGCTATTAGTTACGGACATTTGGGAGTTACTAATTCTAAGCATGTATATGAGTTATTAGATAAAAAAGTGATATATAATGATGATGAAAGCGTATTATTTTACGATGCTATCACCGAATGTAATAATTACGATTTGATAAAAGAACAAATGAAAATTGTAAAAGAAAAACATACTTACATAAATCGGATTAATGATTTGTTAACAGTATTAGATAAATAATTATTTTGATTATGTTGAAAATAATTATTTTGTACGAAATACTCCTTCATTAATACCTAATGAGCTTCTATAAAATTCTTTATATGGGTGGATAATATTTGATTTTGTAGTATTCGTCCATACCTCTGTGGTATACCCCGATATCATTAATAAATAACTTAAAATCAAATCATTGGAATGCCATAATTGAAATTCCGTTTTACAAATACTATCAAACTCCTTGATTTCTTCAAAACCAGTATTTTCAATACATTGTTTGATAATATCTGATTTTATAATCGAACCTCCTCCCAAATTCCAATAGTTAAATTTCATATTTGGGTATTTTGTATAAAGTGGAGAATCATCATCATTTATCATTTGATGTTTATAATAATTTTTATTTAAATTACCACCACTATGGGTTGGGAATTGCGTTACCATATCTTTGATAAACACGTCATCTTCTAATAAAATTAAATAGTCTGTGTTACAATATTCTATCGCCATTAATATACAATTTAAAAATTGTTTTGCACACTCTTCATTTGTAAAACAATGGCATAATTTATTATTAACTACTCTTCCACCTAAAATATTTATAGGGGAATAATAATATTTACAATTGTATTTTACAGCTAAATCAGATAAATCATCACCATTATCACATATCAAAAATATAGGATTATCTGGATATACAGTTCGTGTTTGTTTTAAAATATTATCAGTTGCAAATCTATTTTTATAACAATTATAATAAAATCCTACGTTCATAATGTATATACGATCCTATATATCTTTATATTGATTAAGTATGTCTGTATTATCCAGCCCTAATTCTCTTTGTTTATAATACGAATAATGTGATACGATTGTTTTTCCATAAACTTCATTGTCCGTATTTAACCATGTCGGCATCCATATTGTCCACCAAGGTTCATCATCAAATACTTTTCCAATTTGGTTAGTAATTTGTTTTAAATCCTTCCCTCTCCAACTACAACAACAAATAGACACTGGAAACTTATTTGGTACTATATGATTTTCCAAATATAACTCATTTATTGTATTGGTTTTTAATTTATTGATGAAAAAATTATGTAAGTCAACACAATAATTTATATTACCCCAAGCTACAGGACAGAGAACATCATTTAATTTTGTTATATTTCCAATTTTTAACTCTGTATTACTTTTGTTATCTTCAATTATTGATTTAATATTTTTATATGTATTCGGCCATGTATTTATCATATTTCCTTTTAAATTAGAAATTGGTATATTGTTGTATGAGAACAAATTGCTAAAATAAACATTATTAATAATTACTGGAAATAACAATGGCGCAGTGCTTGTTTCACGATATTTTATAAAATCGGTAAACAATGTTTCTTCTATATAAACAATATCGTCATCTAATTTTAGATATATAGTATCTTCTTCTTGACATAGTGAATACGCATAATCCCATATTCTATTTTTATCAGTTACTATATCACCGTTTGATTCTTTGTAATATTCTAATGTAACAAATTCATTATTTTCTGAAAACGTTTTCATATATTCAATATCTTCTTCAATAGAAGTGGCTACAAATAATTTATATTCATCAATGTAATTTTTATATTTTAAAATATATTTGAATAGAATTTCCAAATGACATTTTTTACCAGCGAATGTAATCAATACTAATTTCATATGAATATATTATTGATTCATCTTTATACCGGTTTATGACTTTTCTAAATAACAATGTCCGTTTATTTTCATATATGTTATTTTATATAAATCCATTAAATCCCGGAGCATGTGCTCGGGGCCCATTGAACCATTACTTGTATCCCATAACGATACTGATTGACGGTCAGTTTTTTTGTATATTCCGGTAGTATCATTCAAATATTTTAAATTTAAAAACACACTTGAATATATATTCATTATCATAGAATTACCCATATTAAACCAATCAGAGATAATATTATCTTTGTGACCCAAATTCATATAATATAAATTATTCATATCTATATTACTGCAGTCTAATTGAAATCCTAATTTTGTATCATAACGAATTTTTATTACACAATCGTATAACACATTTTTTTCTATACTATATTCTTCTTTCAACATGTTGCATTTAAATACGCTATAAAACTGGCTTAAATGAGTATATTTTATTATTCGATTCTCTATCTCTTTTCTTGTTAATCCTTTATTTCCTGGCATATCACAATAATTATTTAAATATTTTTCTGGTAGTTTATAATACGTTCCATCATAATTTTCAAATTGTGAAAACCGTTGTTTTTCAATACAATATGCCTTTGGTTTATAAATATCTAATAATTGTTTATCAATATCCTCTTCAAAATTACATTCTCTACTTTTATCGCTCTTTTCTCCAATCGGAGAATCTTTATCATACCACATATGCATAAATACATCTGCGTTGTTCGGAGTGATTATAGTATTTAATATATGGGTACTATTTTTGATACCTGCTATAGGTTGTCCTGTAATTAATACTGCGACTTTCATTATATAACGACATATTTGTATATCTTTATACTTTTTATGGTGAAATAGCGTTTTGAATTATGTTTCAAACCTATAAGAACGCATGATAGTAAGATAACATATTCCTCATAAATTTAATGGGAAATACTTTATCTAATAATTTATCATTATTCTCGCTATTAAACCATACACAAACTACAAACGGGAAAATTCGCAAATTCAACTTAAATTCATTCATCATAGTTTCATATGTATATTCAATGCCCGTTTCTATAATGGAATAATAATAATAATTTAATACTGTTTGAACCAATCGTTCATCATATTCTATACTTTCTACAAGTAAAAATACTATATCACTTATTCCTTTGTTTAATTGGATATACTGCCAATCTAAAATATATGGTGTTTTATTATTTTCATAAAATATATTTGCTGATTTAAAATCTCCATGACAAAAACTTATTGGATACGAAGATACCATATTCACATTTATTGTAAAATTTTCATAACAATCATTTAATATCTTAATGTCTACATCATTTAATATTGTTTGATTATTTGTTATAAATGTCTTGTATCGGTCAGATATTAATGTTTTATAATGTATTATTTCGTTTACTTTTGGTATATCAATCATATTTATAGGTATATCATTTGAATCATTAAACCAGTATTTACTATGCATGTTTGCTATTTCACATACAATTGATAACAATACAGTTACATTATTATTTAGATTTATATTAAACTGTCCCGACTTTGTATTCAAATTATTCAATATAATTCCGCGTTTATTATTATCAATATCAACCGTACCATAATATTTTGGCACATTTACATTTATATTATTACTAATATGTTGATAAAAATATTCTTCATTTTTATATAAGTTAAGCATTTCGGCAGTAACTGCTAATTCATTTTCAACGTTATTTATTTTCAATATTATACTTTCATTTGTGTTGTTTCTGAATTTTAAATTATACGATTGTATATCACATATATATCCGGTTTTTACATCTTCTGAATTCATGTCTATCGATTTTAACGGCATGTAATTTAAATATTTTTGTAATATCCTCGTAATAACTGGTTGAGTTTCAATATTTTTTGAAATAATGTCTTCTATATTAAAGTTCAAATAATTATTTATTTTATGCGAATTTGAATTCATTATTTCGTCACATGTTTCTGAATTACATACCATTACTATATTACTGATATTTGTGTTACGCGCACTTGTATACCCTGAATAACTATCTTCAAAAATGACTATTTTATCATCATTTACAGATAACAATTCGATTGCCTTCAAATAAGGTTCGGGTGATGGTTTGTGTTTTAATGTATCTTCTGATGTGATTAATACGGATATATAGTCTGATAATCCTGTTTTGTTTATTATTTCAGTTGCTGAACTTTTATTTGAACTGGTTACAATGCCTATTTTACAATTTTTATGGGTTTCCATACATTCAATTGCTCCTGGTATTAAGATATTAGTGCAAGATTCATTAACTTTATCTATAAATAATTCATCTTTTAATATTGAGATTTCACTCATAATAGTATCACTTATAGATGGTATTAAATATCGTAAAAAAATCTCATCTGATTTACCTTTTATAAAAAAATTAAAAAAGTCGTTATTAATATTACATTGTATGTTGTATTTATTAAATATTTCTTGCCAGACTACCAAGTAAATATCATCAGTATTTACTAATGTACCATCCAAATCAAATAATAATGTATAACCATGTTTATTTACTTGTGAAGGTGTACCCAAACTATAATAATCTTTGTTTAATATCACATTGCATATAAATACATGTTTATCTGATATCATTTCATTTATCATTGTTGAAACATAAAATTCATTTTTATTACGGATATTATTATCAATAATGTAGTTTGAATATTTGATAACATCTAAAAATGATTTAAATCCATATGCCCCACAACACGCGTTGTCTGATATCTTTTCCTTTTCAACTATATTTGTTACTATGTTATTAGTTGTATCAATATACGAATATTTCGCGTCTTGTCCTCTATCATTAAATACAAACACTGTGTTATCACGGGTCCATTTCGATATTATATCACTTTTATAATAATTATCACCATCTATACATAATAACGGTACATCGGTATCTTTATTGATAACTTCAGTAGATATCAAGTGGTTCAACGATAGATTTATAGTTTCTACAGCACCTCTTGTGTTTTCCAACAATTTAAAAAAATGGAATTGTATATTTGGGTATTTCATTTGAACTAATGTTTCAAAATTATAATCCGCATATTCTTTGTTATATGGAATATATACAAAATCAATATCGTGGGCGGTTAACATCAAGTTATCTAATAGATGAAACAAAATAGGTTTATTATTTACATCTATTAGAGATTTTGGTTTACTATAACCGTTATTTTTAAACCGTTCACCTGTTCCACCTAACGGTATTAAAATAATCATTATTAATTATATAATCATTATTTTATGTCATTATTATTATTTTAGTTATTTTCAAATATTGTAATATTGATACAGATAAAACCACGGGTCGACATTACATTCTTTTGGTATAATTGGATTAAACAAATTCACATGTTTGACGAATATTGATGAAATTATTTGTTGATCGCATCCAATAAACCTATTATTGACTATATAATATTGAAAATATTTGTAATATAAGTCACACATCATTAAAATCGTATTTTTATGACCTCCAAACATAGATCCTGAAAAATGTACTTCATTACAGAAGAAATCTTGAACTTTCGCGAATCCATTTAATAAGACAATATCTAACTTGTCCTGTGAAATTTTGTCTTTGTTAGGATAAGACTTCAAAAATGGGATTATATTCTTATCACGAACATTACCTATATCATTCCAAACAAAATATTCACTATTATATGGATTGTTCTCAATAACCTCTTTTAATAAATGAAATTTAGAATTCCATAACTGATAACATCCACGTGCACGACCGCACCTTTTATTTGGGTCCATCAGTTCTTGACCTTCCCATATGTCTGGGTACAAATTGTTTATTTCCAAGTCAGATAATTCTTTTACTATAATAGTGGATTTAATATTCTTATTATCTTCTAATATCGTTTCCAAGTATGATTTGTCATTATTGCACGTAAAAATCACAATATTTGTGTTTATATTTACGAGTAAATTTCGTATCCATCTATCATATTCTTCGTGAGTATGCTTTGATTTTCCAAGTTTATAATAACAGCTAACTACGGTTGTCATAACGTATATGAATACTTAATATATACTCTATAAATCATTTTGCAACCAATATAAAAACATATCAATATACATATTGTATAAACCCATGGTAAAAATCTGTAATGAACCCTATCCATCCAATTCAAAGTACGACTCGCATTTTGAATTGTATCCGTATCCTCTCAGTGACTTTCAAAAGTACGCGATTGAAGCCATTGTTGAAAAACAACACGTGTTAGTCACCGCACATACTGGCAGTGGCAAGACACTACCTGCCGAGTTTGCTATTCAACATTTCGCAAAACAAGGAAAAAAAGTTGTATATACGAGTCCTATTAAAGCACTTTCCAACCAAAAATACTATGAATTCACTAAAAAATTTCCCGAAATCTCGTTTGGTCTCTTCACAGGCGACATTAAAACAAACCCTGATGCGGATGTTCTTATTATGACTACCGAAATCCTTATGAATTATCTCTTTACATCAACCACAAATGCGGATGATTCTGAATCTCAAAATGCTCTACAATTTCAGATTGACGTTAAAAATGACCTTGCTTGTGTTGTATTTGACGAAGTTCATTATATTAATGATGCCGACCGCGGACAAACTTGGGAGAAGACAATTCTCATGCTTCCAAGACATATTCAAATGGTTATGCTTTCTGCTACAATTGATAACCCACAAGGGTTTGCTAAGTGGTGTGAAAAAGATGATACAGAACCCGATGCGAAATGTGTTTATTTGGCATCAACCAATCATCGTGTAGTTCCACTATCCCATTATGGATTTTTAACTACGTGTGAAGCTGTATATAAGACCATTCGCGATAAAGAAACACAGAAAGAGATTCGCGACAATACCAATCAACTTATTCCATTACAAGACGCAAATGGCACGTTCAATGAGGTCAACGCAAAAAAAATCACAAAAATAAATGGACTGTTTGATAAAAATCGTATCAGGATCAATCGTAAACATGCTCTTAATAAACTGGCTTCCTTCTTAAAAGAAAAGGAAATGTTACCCGCGATTGCCTTTGTTTTTTCAAGAAAAAATGTAGAATCTTGCGCGCATGATATTACAGTGCCATTAAACGAATTTGATAGTAAGGTAGGATACACTGTACGTAATGAATGCGAACAAATTATTCGCAAACTACCAAATTACAAGGAATATTTGGAACTTCCTGAATATAACAGATTAGTTTCACTATTAGAAAAGGGTATCGGTATCCATCATTCCGGTATGATTCCTATTTTACGAGAAATTGTAGAACTGATGATTTCAAAGCGTTATATCAAGTTATTGTTTGCGACCGAATCATTTGCTATTGGTCTCGATTGTCCTATTAAAACCGCAATTTTCACGAGTTTGACAAAATTTGACGGACATACACAACGATTTCTGTTAGCCCATGAATACACTCAAATGGCCGGACGAGCTGGACGTAGAGGAATTGATACTGTAGGGCATGTCGTACATTGTAATAACCTGTTTGATACACCCATGCTATCTGACTATAAACTCATTTTAGGTGGGAAACCCCAACAACTTGTATCTAAATATCACATTTCTTATTCACTTATTTTAAATCTCATCAAGAACGGACAAAATAAAGACTTTCATCTATTTTCACAAAAAAGTATGGTTCAACAAGAAATAGTGAAATCATTATCTGGCACACAAACCGAAATTGATGAAACCGAACAATTAATTGTTGAGAAAGAGACATTTCTTCAAACCGCAAAAACACCTCGTAATATTTGTGAAACATATATAAAAACGCAAGATGATTTGCGAAGTGCGACTAATAAAAAACGTAAACAATTTGAAAGGGATATTCGTAATATGGAAGATGAATATAAATACATCAAAGACGATGCTTCAAAAATATATTATTTGTTGGAACTCAAAGAAAAGGTAGATAATTTAAAAAATATGTTGACTTACACAGAAGCATATGTGAAGAAACAAACTGACGGTATTTGTGATATTATGTGCGATAATGGTTTTATTATTCGTAATCCAGATGATACATTTGTTCTTACATTACGTGGAAATATCGCATCTAATATTGCCGAAATACATCCCCTGATTCTATCAGAACTAATGGTGAAATGGAACAACTTCGAGAATTTTAGTCCAATTCAATTAGTAGGACTATTTTCATGTTTTACAGATATTAAAGTTCCGGATGATACACGATTACATGTACTTAATATACCCGACTTATTTTTAGAAGCAAAAATCAAATCTATCTCACTCCAATATGATAAATATCACGACTTAGAACAAGATTACCAATTAAATACTGGGTTAAATTATAATGACCCATTGATATACGATATGATTGAATTCTCCATGCAATGGTGCGAATGTACTACTGAATCAGAATGTAAATCATTCATTCAAAATGATGTACATGATAAATCTATCTCTATTGGTGATTTTACCAAAGCCATGTTGAAAATTGTTACCATTAGTAAAGAATTCATGAATGTTTGCGAACAAATGAATCTGGTTGAGCTACAGCATAAACTATCACAAATTGAAGGTCTGGTATTAAAATATATCACAACTTCACAAAGTCTATATGTCTAATTAGAGGGTAGTACTCCCAATTTTGGTTAGTTCTTGTTTTAATATGCCTCGTCTGTCAGCAATTACTTTATCCATTGAGATTGCTTTCATTGAATCGCGATAATAGTTTGTAAAATTGTGTAATACTTTTTCCGCCATTGGAATGATGTTATCAAATTCTTCGCAAAATATATATTTTGTAATGTCTAATTTATCCATACCGAGAGAATTATCTGAAACAATTATTTTTTTCGCCCATATCATACGGTCACATCGAATATGTTCGAATATATTAAAGACTTCAAAATGATGTATGTTAATGATTAGTTTACACCGTTTTATCAATTCATCGCGTTCCTTTCCCCAACCCAGTATATTTATACATTTCCATTGTGTTTTTTGTAAGTCATTCCACATTTTTGTGCGTCTATATGTATTTGAACTATCTACTGTATCTGATTGCGTTGGTAATGCGTTTATTATACCTATATCATAATCATATTTATCATCTATATTTTGTAACTGGACCTGGTCGTGTAGATTATATTGATAAGGGAAATAAATAACTTCCTTTGTAATGGGTATGTTATGTTCTTTCGCATATTCCTTTAAAAATATGATATTCGCTATGCTATAATCTGCGATTTGAATACCTTTCTTTATCAAATTTAATATATGTTCCATACGTTTATTCTCTGATAACATTTCTACATTCAAAAATACTACACGATTTGTTGAAAGCATTTCATCTACTATATGTTGGTCGTCTTTATCCAAATTCAGCCACATTTGTGTAATAACGTAAATATAATCCGTTGATTTGAATTTTGGAATAGAGAATTCTTGTATATGAATCACATCATCAAACAAGTTCAGTGAATGTATATAATCTTCTAATACTTTTGGTACACGTGTATCCGTATCTTCATTTGTTACCAATACATATTTTTTCGTAGTATCCATATGAATATACAATTATCCATATTGATATGTTTATACTTTTTATAGGGTAATTATTTTTGTATAGTACGCCCATAATCCTAATCCTAATCCACTTTTTGCGATGGCATCCAATATATTTGTAAAAATGTTCTTGTATTCTTCATTAAACATAAATACCACTCCATATAACGACCAAATACCTAAGTAAATATAGAATAAGTTATAATTTGCTTTTGAGAAAACTGGTTTCACGTAATTTACATATATTAAATAGAACATTCCGAAAAACGCACCAAATCCGGGAATTAATGAGACAAGATGACTTAATACGCCAGTCTCACCCAAATATCCAGATAACAACATTAAATAATTGAGACCTACAATAGGCAAGATTGTCATTAGTTTGACTGATTTTCCGATATTTTTACCTAACACCGCACATAATACAAGAAGCATTAGTGGTGTTGTAATCGTCCAATCTACATAACGTGTCTGTGTTAATTGCGCCCAATCTACTTTCTTTCCTTCAGCTTGGTATTGGTCTATTTGACTTAAGAATAAAGAATAAAAGTATCCGGCTATAATTGATATACACGTTTCCAAATTTAATACATGACGTGCTGTATCATTCGTTGTTGTTATTGCTTCAATAAACGTAACAGTTGCGGTTGTTAAAAGCAAAATATATGTTATCATAAAAGTATATTTGACATAATATTGAACTGGCTCTACTATTTGTTCTGCTTTATCTTGGTCGGTTTGTTTTCCTAATGAAGCGGTAGGTTCTGTAGGTGGTGGAGTAGGTGCCATAGGAACAGATTGAGCTACAGGAGTATTTGGTTTTATAATGTCTCTATCTATATACGACGACATGGATTATATTGTATATAGAGATAAAAATTGATTGAAAATACTATTCATAAAGTTTATTAACTTAACGTCTTATAGACAATCCAATAAATTACACATGTCCGATTATGAAACTGACTATTCTTTGCAGGATACATATGATAACATAGAGTTTACTGAATCATCCAGTTCTGACTATTTATCAGAGAGTAGCGAAGAAGACAATGAGAGTATTGAAAGTATGGAATCCGATACAGAATACGACAGTGAAACAGAAGAAATGATAGAACGTATCTATTTCCACGAACAAGACTTTTTAGATAGTGAAAAAGAAGACAAACTGTATTATATTGGTAACAATAAGATATCAAACGATAAACAATATATATTATACGCCAATGCGGTTACACCTATTACATTCTTTCGGTTTAATATCAATCATATACAATCTTACCTACAAGATTATAGTATTTTTGTTACAAACCCTAATATAGACATTATGAAATTGTATATATTAGACGACCATACCTACACAGTTGTTATCAAAACCCATTGGTTAAGGATTATTCAAAGACATTGGAAAAAAATATATTCACAAAGAAAATATTGTTTGAATAAAAGAAAACAAATTAAAACTATCATGTATTTTGAACGAAATGGAATGTATCCGTATGATTGTGACATTATGCCAAGTTTATATGGTATGCTTTCATCGTATACGCCAAAATTATTTATCAAATGTCATTAAATATAAGAACTGATTTATGTCGGCTAAAATCTCATCCCTAACATTCAGTAAATCAGTATCTTTTTTATCGTCGAAATACATATTTATATCCAATAAAAATTCACGATAATCGTAAATACGAGTTTTGAAATCGTGAGTGTTAGAAGGGTCAATTAAATCAATACGTTTTTCCAACATTTTGATGCGACGCTCATCTTTACCTAATAAGACTTCTACGAAAGTATCTATATGTTTATTTAATTTCAAATAGAGTTCATCTGTAGCTTGATGTTGTGCGTAAGAGCGTGTCTTCCAATGATACAATTTTACCATATTTAATACTTCCAAAAATACCTTCACTATATGAGAATTTGTTTTATTTGACTTTTTATAATTTTTTTTGGTTCTGCGAGCACCCCCTACTTTCTTCTTACCTGTTTTATTTTTACCGGTTTTATTCTTTTTTTCATGATACATGACTATTATATATATATTAATGAAATATAATAATTCGCATATTTCTAAAGGTTTTTCGCAAATATTACTATTTTACATTTGTATTTTTTGTAGTTACAATTGCACCCTACATTACGCAATAAAATCTTTACATGAATGAATTAGAGACAAAATGTATAATTATAATATCAATAGTAATCGGCTGAAATGATGAAATATTATACAACTGGAATGACTACACGAAAACAAGCTAAAATAATTGTAACAAACGAGGACGACGACGACGATACCGCAAGTGATAATTCAAAAACAATAACTCGTGAAAATAATCATATCTATTTTTACGCAGAGGTAAATAGACAAAATATATTTGATTTAATTGACTTAATCCGTAAATGTGAAATTGATAATATTATAACCGCGCATAAAAATTGTTTGGATGATATCCCTATATTTATACATATTAGTTCATTTGGAGGTTTACTATTTGACGCATTTACCGCCATCGATGTTATACAAGCATGTAAAGTTCCCGTTCATACTATTATCGATGGGCCAACTGCTTCGGCTGGGACAATAATTAGTGTTGTTGGAAAAAAACGGTATATGAGACCTAACGCATATATGCTAATTCATCAATTATCTTCAAGTTCTTGGGGGAAAATGGCAGAGCTTGAAGACGAACATGAAAATAATACAATGCTGATGAAACGTATAAAAGACATTTATATGGAGAATGCGTCAATTCCTAAGAAACAATTATCCGAAATTTTAAAACATGACTTGTGGTGGGACTTAAACAAATGTGTAAGTTATGGTCTTGTTGATGAAGAATGGAAGAGAGCATAAATACAAAATTGAAATATTATACTTTATACTTGTGATAATTATTTTTATTACAAGTATCATAATCATGACTATTACTGAAGACCAAAAATACAATTTGACAACCCTAACCAGGTATTTGTATTCACATATTGAGGTGAAACAGTCACTATTTATTTCCTTACTACAAAAAGATATTTCACAATCCTTGTTTTGGGGATATGAGCTATACTACTCTGGTTTTCAAGAAGAAACCTTTGATTTTGTAAATGACATCTATAAAGAAATATATGAAAAATTAAACCCAGACCTTAAATCATTTATTGATAAAATGATAAGTGAATGGTCTGAATCTGATAATGATGATAACGATTGTAATCTGGGTTCCATTATATATACATTAGCAGTACGAGACTATGATATAGTGGCGTTTACTAAAGCAAAACTGAGTTACAATATAACAAAAGATAACACCGAAATTAAAGATACCCCTTTATGTGTGTGTACTATGTTACCCACTCACCTTGAAAAATATAAGACACATATAGTATCTATGGAAACTGGAGAAAAAGCATATAAGGTATTATCTACATTAAAATTGTACCCTATCATTAAAGACCATAATACTCTATTCGAAACTCAAATGCCTGTGGATTTCAAAAACATATATCATGCTCCATTAGAAGAATGGTTGTTTTATGCGGCCCGGAGCCCGATTTGGTTACAACGTATTGAAGAACATAACGGAACTATTGATTGTGACGATATGAAAGTAGTATTTGAAGATGACGAAGAACAAAATAGGTTCTGTGAATTATGGGATTATGAACAAGATGAATTACCAAGTAATATTCAAGAATTATCACTTGGTACTGGTAAAGAAAAACAGCTGACTATGAAACAGTTTTGCAAGAAACATAAATATACAGTTGTTAGTAAAATTACGAAACGAAAGGTAGTTAAAAAATCAGAAAAAGCCTGATAATTTATACGTTAGATAGGCAGTTGTCATCATTAAAATACCACCCCATATTGTATCTATTATAGCTAACTTAGCAGACCACTTAGAAAATAATGCGTATGAAGTTGCGTCATAAACACCATATATTACTATACCAAACAAAAAAGCGTCTAACAGTGACGCATTTTTTTGTATTATAAAATAATTTACACCGAAAATCATGAAAATATAACAGATTACAACAGCAACCATATCTACATTTGGTTTTGTAGTCTGAATATTTTGGATTTGTTTCATATACGAGTCCTTTATTATTGAAATATAGGTGGCATCTAAACCTAACATTACTAACGCGGATATAATAAGTTCTTTACTCATTTATTATAGGGAGACAAATTATATTCTACTTCTTCGTAATATTTTGTTATTAGAGAACCTATGTTTTGTGCGTTTTCTTCAATCATATTACGATATTTTGTAGGAGTTGGGGTAAGTCCATATAAATCATGCGCGGACATACCATTACACAGTGTCTGTCTTTTTCTTTTTGTGAATTTTATAGGAATAGGTATTTTATGAGTTATAGTACAATTATCTATATCATCACTCGTTACACTATTACTTCTACTTTCTGGTTCTGGTTCATGTATGTTATTTGATTCTTCAGTTGTGTCTAATTTGTTTATACTTTCTGAACTACTATGCTGACAACTATTCATATACTCAAAAATATTTGAAAAATTGTCAGAACTTTCATGTCTGTGATTCATCTATATAGTATTATCCGTAAATATATTCTATCAATATTATGAAATTAAATAATGTTACGCTGAAAAGTATAAAAAGTTCAAAAAAGAATTGGTAGAGGAATTTGAAATTGGACATAAAATAAATGTCCAAAATGAAAATCCTCGATGAGAAATAAAAAAGAGGATTTCGTGAAAAAGGGGTTGTGATTGAAACGCAGTTATTTTTGGATTTTCCATTATTTTTTGTTACCATAAAAAATTAAGTATATTATTCATGCCAATCATTTAGAGAGAAAATGTGTCAATAAATAAAGGAGACAAATGATTACAAAAAACTCTCAAATGTCTGACATAGAATATAAATGTGACTTATGTGACTATTTTACCAGTAATAAAGGTGATTATAATAAACACTTAAATACTGCAAAACATAAAAGAGTTACATCAGGAGACGCAAAACTCTCAAAATCTCATAAATGTAATTGTGGAAAAGAATTTAAACATCGTCAGGGTTTATGGAAACATAAACAGAAATGTAATGAAAACATTGCTGTTTATGTGAATGGAAATGATGATACCAAGTACGAATTGTTAACAACTACCATTTTAGAATTAGTCAAGAAAAATGACGAATTAACATCCAGTATCGTTGAAATGTCAAAGAATATGGGAAATAATAACAACAATACTACTCACACTACAGTTACTAACAATAACAAGTTCAACTTGAATGTGTTTTTGAATGAGAAATGTAAGAACGCTATGACACTAAAAGACTTTGTCAAATCCATCAATATATCCGTACAGGATTTCATAGAAACTGGAGAACGTGGATTCATAGATGGAATTTCAAATATCATCGTAGAACGGATAAATGAAATGGAAATCCATGACCGACCACTTCATTGCACTGATTTGAAGCGAGAAACTGTATATATTAAAGATGAAGATACATGGGAAAAGGACGAAGACAAAGTGAAGTTACGTAAGGCAGTTAAATGGGTTGCTAACAAAAACGAAAGAATGCGTCCAGTTTGGTATGATTCCACTCCAGATGTGGGTATCATGGGAACCGAAAACTATGAAAGGTTCTTCAAATATTCTGAATCCGCACTCGGAGGATGTGGAAAAGATGAAACTAAATTATTTGAAGATAAAGTGATGAAGAATATTCTCAGAGAAGTTACTATCAATAAAGATACTTCTATTACTAATTAAATAATTTTACGCTAAATAAACACGAAAAAGAAATGGCTACGATTTGAAAAAATGGACATTTATAAAATGTCCAAAAACGTTTTTGTCGATATAGTTTTCGAATAACACTTTTCTAAAAATGGGTTTATTACGATTATGCTTTATTAACGATTAATATATAAATTATTTGTCTGCATAAAAAATTAAGTAATTTACGCTGAAAATGGTTTAGAAGAAATAATCTATGTTGATAATATAGCAACCAAATCAACCATTATAATGCCGAAAAATGCCTCTGAATTTTACTGTGAAAAGTGTGAGTTCATATGCTACAAAAAAAGTAATTATACTAAACATTTATTAACACGTAAGCATGTCAATGACAACAAAATCAACGAATTTGATGCCGAAAAATGCCATGTATGCGATGTATGCAATAAGCGTTTCAAAGATAGGTCTGGTTTATGGCGACATAAAAAGAAAACGTGTACCATCCAGACCCAACCCGTTACAGAAGTCTCAATGCCAGTTCCCCCACAAATAGACGCCAGTTTGATAATAGAACTATTGAAAGAGAACAAAGAACTTCGTGAAATGATGATAGAGCAGAACAAACATGTAATCGACCTGGCAAAGAATACTGGTAATACTACGAACAATACCATAAATAATACGACGAATAACAAGTTTAACTTGAATGTATACCTGAATGAAACATGTAAAGATGCTATCAATTTGAATGATTTTATTCAATCAATAAAACTAACTGTAAATGACTTTATCAAAACCGGAGAAGTTGGTTATGTGAGAGGTATATCAGATATTATGTTAGAGCGAATGCGTGATATGGAACCACATGTACGTCCGATTCATTGCACTGATCTCAAGCGTGAAATAGTGTATGTAAAAGATTCTAATATCTGGGCGAAAGAGGATGAAAATAAAACTCATTTAAGAAAAGCTGTGCGTATTGTAGCAAATAAGAACAAAGCTCAAGTCCATCCATGGATAGCTGAAAATCCAAAATATGATATATTAGATACACCTGAATGCGACAAGTTCTTTGAATATTCTAAAGCATCATTGGGAGGATATGGAAAAGAAGAGGATGAAAAGTTTGAAAAGAAAATCATCAATAATATCCTGAAAGAAACTGTTATTGATAAAAATTTAATAGCATAAATAGTATCATAATCAAATGTGTATATGATACTAAATTGTAAGTTCGACATCTTGTTCGTTAGATTCAAATGATACACTTCGATTCATGAACTGGCGTCCATTCAATAGAAGTCTAATCTCTTGTAAAGATGTCTTCATAATCTCTATTTCGACGTCATGGTTATTGATAATTTTACCTTGTTTATCAATAATGTCCTGTTGTTTTTTGATAACAGCTTTTAATATGGGTAATGTAAGGTCGGATTGCGTATCCACGTAACGCTGTAATATGGGTGGTGTAAATAATCTCGGTAACACGTGTTCGCTCATTACATAAATCATATTAGACTGTTTATATTGTTTTATACCATACTATCATCATCGTCCGCCCAATTATCAAGCTCTTCATGTTGTAATCTAATTGACGGGCGTTTACTGGACGAATACTTAGATGATGCGTCCATAATTCGTTTTTCAAGTTCTTTTTCCTTTTGTTGGATCATAAATAACAATTCTCTATCCTTATAATTGAGGAAAGAATTAATGTTATTATATTTGTTACGTGAAATAGTATCCATGATAACCTCAAACTCAGTTGTAAGTTCTTGTTTTGTCTTGATAATTTCATTATAATCAGTTTTCATCTTTTTGACGACTTCATTCCATTCTGCTAATTTCATTTTAGGGTCTTGATGTTCCCATAAATGCTTGTTATTCCAAGGTCCAAGAACATCCATTCTGTAATCTATACGATTATGAAGTAATGAATATTTTTCTCTGAGACTTTGTATACGGTCTTTCAATTCATCTAACTTATAATACTTCGAAATAGACAATATGAGAGAAATGTATGTGGAAATAGTTATAGATATTACTGCTATAATATCAATATTTATAGCAAATTGCGTTTTAGTGGCTTGGAAAAATCCAGAAATAGTTGATACAAAAATAACGGATGTTTGAATATTATTAACCATTGAAGTCAAATCCTCATATTTTAAATCAAGTAGACGTTTACATTCTTTACCTTCTTTCAAAATAAAGTTGTTATTTTTACGTAGCGAATAAAGTTGATTTTTGAATATATTATATTCTCTGGTAGAGAACCAATCAAAATTGGGTTGATTGGGCGAAAATGATATTATTTCATCATATGATGAAACGCTTTTTAAACTTGCGGTTTCATCAGAATGCGTGGGAATATTATCAAGTATAGAAGTATCTTCTTCATTGTGAGGTAATTTAACTGATTTATGATGGTGTAATTCATTAGTTGAATTTTGTTTCTCTTCCTCAGTTTCTATAATTTCCGTAAACGTGGTAATCGGTGCTTCTGATAAAGATAGCATATTTTCATCATTTATATCATTATTTTGCGGATTTGTATTATCACTCATTTACATAATACAAATATTTTTACTTATGGGTTCTTACTAAATTTCTTGTGTCATTTCAACTACCGGATTATCTGAAATATCTTCTATATTGTTACTATTCTCTTCCGGTTCATCTTCAATAATTTCAAGAGGAAGAGTTTTGGTTATTTTGGTTTTAGTGTTTGTTTGTTGTAAATAATACATCCCCCAATTAGGTAGATTACTTATACAATTCATAACAGAATTATAAGTCATACTTGTTACTATTGTATCTGAATCATCGTTAAATTGGATACTATACCACCAATAGGGAGGAATATGTAAAGTATTTCCGGGAGTTATATCAAACTCTAAAAATTTGAGTTTATCAAAGTCACCTTTGTGTTTCTTGTCAGGATTCCATACGTTTATACGAGAACGAAATTCATAATTTTCAAAATCACGATAGGGAAGCAAGTGTTTATGACTTTTCCAAGGTGTCATTTTAATTTTCACTTTACCAGAATGGACCGATATAAACTTTCTAAAGTCTGTATGGTATCTAAGTGGCGTTACCGATTTCGAAGAACCGGTCAAAATATCATATTTGGTAATCATAGATAGTTGTGGTTTTAAATACGTATCATTTGTATGAAGAATGTGATATAAATCCGCAGTTTCAATAAAATCCTCATTGTTCTCCGTAAAGTAGTTTGAACGAGTATCGGTTTTCATTAAATTTATAGCAGAACTCGCAGGTAATACAATGTAATCAATACTATCATCTTTGTAATAATCACGAATATCTTTTACTTTTACATCATGTTTCTCATTATTTGAGAACGTATCAGAATTAATCTTCTCATAAAAATCAGGATTGATACTATCAAAGTTAAATAATACAGGTTGTTTTATACTACATACTTCTTGTAAATATTGATTGGTTGTATAGTCCATTTCATATACTTCTAAATCTTCGCTTGTTTTAAGTTGATTAATTATATGGATGTAAATCACCAATACGATGATAAACAATAAAAAATTAAGTAATCCGGACATTCTATACTATAGAGAGCCCTATTTTTATAAGTATTTTTACGATAAAATAATTTGAGTGATAATTATTACCTTTCTTTTTTGTGAATTTTTACAAGTTCAGTAACTTTCGGTGAAATAAAAGAACTAAGTATGGAAGTGGTAGTTGTAATAAACGAAGGAGTATTGGAAAGCTCCATATTTGTTAAATATTTTTCGTATCCATTAAGTTGTCCGTATTCAGCAAACCCAATAATTACATTTCTATGACGTTCTACCGCTGAGATTGTTAGTGTATCTAAGTTGATAAATATTTCAAACGATTTGTATTTTTTGATACAATCATTAATACAATTGACTAAGAACACGCTGACGTCATGATAATTATTTGGATTGGCAAAGGTTTTGAATACCGAATAATCAATATACACTTTATTATTGTCAATTACATAAATACACTTTTTTAACATTATATCAATTCCTATTTGTTTTGTTACTAAATCAGCACATTCATATTTTTGTTTTTTTTTGAAAAATGTATTTTTATTATTTATTTTATAATATTGTTCTTGTAGTTCTTCTATGGCTGTCATTGTAGGGGAAGTGGTACGTGACATTATATGTATTGGTATAGTATTATACATATAAAGTTTTTTCGTTTATACCCTTTATTTGGTATCTTTATTCAATTCTTCTTCGACTAATTCACGCATATCTACACTGGTGTGTTCAGTATTAATCGTGTTTGCACCAATACTATATACACTTGTTAAATCTGTATCTTGTCCTACAGCATTTGACTTTGAATTAGGATTCACTTCAGATAGAATATCAATCCTTTCTTCTAACAGCATTTTGTTTACATCCATGGTGTATGTTTGTAATTTCATCATCGCATCTTTAATATCTGATATTTCTGTAGCAATCATTTCAAATCTGGATTGAAACTCGTCAAGTACATCAGTAACAGTAGGTTCACTGTTATCTTTGATTGTGTTTGTTATGGTCTCTTCTAATGATACTACACGTTTATCCAATGCTGAAATAAATTGTTGCATAGTCAGTCCAGTCGGTTTTTCACGGACTTGGGTTTGAACTGGGGCTGGAGGTGGAGTCGGTTTAATATTTATGGACTGTTGGGGTGCGGTAACACGTCTTCTTATAGCGGCGGCATTTGATCCACTCATTGTATTATAATTAGTTATATTGTTTGTCTCTAACTAATTATAATAAAAACATATAAATGTTATCTTATTATAATGTATAATGGCAATGGATAATAAATTTTTGAAAGAACAAATTATTACATATATGGGTAACAAACGCAAACTATTGAATATCATAAGTGATGAGCTTGATGAAATTAAAAAAGCGATGAAAAAAGACAAAATTAAAATAGGTGATGGGTTTTCAGGTTCAGGAGTTGTTAGTCGTTTATTTAAGACAAAGGAAACAGAATTATACGCGAATGATTTGGCGGGATATAGTAAAACATTGAATGCGTGTTATTTATCCAGTCCAACTAAGTCTGAATTACAAAAAATAAAGGAATATATCGACCAAGCCAATAAGAAGGCAGATGATGAAATGTCTGGAAAGATACATGGTGGATGGATATCCAAACATTGGTCTCCCGAAAGTGAAGAAATAAAGGAGAACGAACGAGTATTCTATACAAGCAAAAACGGAAAACGTATAGATATTATGCGTGATTACATTGAAACAATACCTGAGAAGTACAGACCGTATTTGTTGGGTCCTTTGTTAGTGGAATGTTCCATTCACAACAATACAAACGGACAATTTTCGGCGTATTACAAAGACAAAGACGGTAAAAAGGGGGAATATGGTGGAAAAACGAAGACCGATGTCAAGCGTATTACTCAAGATATTCGTATTCCATATCCAATATTAGACCCAAGCAAATGTAAAGTCAATCTAAGTCAGAAAGACGTAAATGAATGGGCGAAAGACGTAGGTGAGTTAGATGTGGTCTATTATGACCCGCCTTATAATAAGCACCCGTATAATATCTATTATTTCATGTTAGATGTAATCAACAATTGGGATAAAAATGCGGAAATTCCGGATACCAATCGCGGACAGTCAGCATCACGTACAAAATCGTTATACAATAGTAGTATACATGCGAAGAAGGCGATGAACGATTTGTTAGAAAATACGAAAGCAAAATACATAATGCTGTCGTATAATGATGGCGGAATTATATCTATTCCCGATATGGATGAATTATTAAAAGGACATAGTGATGATGTCAAAAAAATACCGATAGACCATAAAACGTATAACCGATTAAAGGGGATTAGTAATTATAAGAGAACCGCGGAATATAAGCCAGTTAAGGAATACTTGTATATAATACGAAAAAAATAAACACTACACAATTTAGATAAATAATGTATGTGTATATATATAATATGGTTAAACGTACTACTACAACAATATCTGGTGAATATAAACCACCCGAAGGCGCAATAGGGACAAACCCATCATCAGACCCATTAGAAGATTATAAGAGATGGCTTAAAACTAAAGGTCCTGAAGATTCTAATAGTTATGCCGATTTTATCCGTGAAACCTCTATGAAGTCAACAGAAGGTGGGAAACGGAGAAGAAAAACCATTACGAAAAGCAAGTCTAAGAAGAACAAGTCTAAGAAGAATAAATCTAAGAAGAACAAATCTAAGAAAAGCAAAAAATAATTATAAGAGAACCGCGGAATACAAGCCAGTTAATGAATGTTTGGATATAATACGAAAATTGAAAAATTATATAAATGTTTGGATATATGTATAATAATGAAATGAATAAATGCGAAATGGAATGCGTAATATGTTACAATAATATGGATGGTGGAGATAAAGATAATAAATGGGAATGTAGTCATTATTTTCACAAAAAATGTATTTCTAATTGGGATAAATCATGTCCTGTATGTAGATGCGATAAGAGAAAAGATACATACAAATATGTAAACAAATGTTTCGATATAAAATATTTTATAAGTTGGGCATCAAAAATTACATATGATGTAAGTAATTATAACAAAAAATGGAAATCACCAAAATGTATTCAAGATAACCATAATATACAGTATTACAGTGAATATAAACCTATTGGAATTTGTCATAATTGTTCGATAGTTCAAAGTTTTTGTTATGAACCGTGAATGTCAAGATATATAACACGAAAAATATATAAATGTTTGGATATATGTATACTAACGAAATGGATAAAGATGAAATAATCAAACAATTACAAGACGAATTATATGCTACAAAACAAGAGTTAAGTGCTACGAAAGAACATTTGAAAAAATATACTGCTCCTGAAAGGAATAAAAAATATTATGAAGCTAATAAGGAAGTGATTAAAGAAAGAAATTACAAACCGCCGGTAATTAGTCCCGAAAAAAGAAAAGAATACGCAAGACGGGCTTATTTGAAACAAAAAGAAAAACGGGCAAATGAAAATATTTAGGAATTTATATAATAATGCGTAATTATTATATAAAGAAATATCTCTATATAGAATATAGAATGGGAAAACCAATCATTGGCGTTTATAAAATTACGAATACTTTGTGTCCTGAAGGAAAGTATTATATAGGATATAGTTGTAATATAAGAAGACGTTGGAACGAACATAAGCGTAATTTAAAAACAGGAAAGCATATTAACATATATTTGCAAAATGTATGTATTAAGTATGGTGCGGATTGTTTAAAATATGAAATATTACATGAATGTGAAACCAAAGAAGAAGCACACGAATATGAAACATCTTATTTACAAGACTTGACTATACGAGATAAATTATATAACTTACTTTATGATAGTATTGGTGGTGATACTATTACACATCACCCTAATAGAGAACAAATTATAGAAAAAATTAAAGCTAAACGAAAACTACAAACTAATTATCGTAAAGATGCTGCTATTGTAATAGATGGAGTTAATTATAGTGGTATTACAGAAGCAGGAAAAATATTAAATATACCATCGAGAACTATAAATACCAGGATATATTCATCAAGTCCAAAATTTATTAATTATCATTTTTTAGATGAAAAAAAACAAAAAGAAGCAGAAGAGAAAGGGCGTATTAGAATAGAAAATAAAAAGGAGCATAATAAGAAATTTAGTACTGGAAGAGGAGTACCAATATTAATAGATAATATTTATTATGAATCCATGCGAGAAGCAGGCGAAGCGTATGGTGTTGATAAAGATGTAATATCAGACAGAGTAAAATCTGAAAAAATTCAATATAAAAATTATCGTTATGCAGATTCAAATAAGAAGATAATTTGTATTAGACCAGTATCAATAGATGATATTTTGTATGAATCAGTAGCATATGCATCTCGAGAAACCGGAATATCTCGGGGTACTATTTTGACTCGCATAAGGTCACTTAATCCCAAATTTTCTGGTTATAAGTATGCTGATACAAAGATAGACGAAAATATGCAACCATTGTCATCTTTATCTGAGGGTGATGTTTGTAATGAAATAACTAAATATACTGATTATATAAAAACAAATTGTGTCAAACCAATAATAGTAGATACAACTAATTGTGGCATAAAAGTAATGATAGATAATATTTATTATGAATCTCTTTCAGACGCAGGTAGAAATATAGGAGTTAGTCATAAAACTATAAAGAGTAGAATTTTATCACATAATCCCGAATTCGCAAATTATTTTTATGCCAACACAAAGATAGACGAAGTTATGCCCTCATTGCCCCCTTTAATTGAGGATGATGCTGATAATCATGAAGTTTAAAATCTTCAAGCACATAATCATTAATATTATCTCTTTTGTTTAATATTTCTAATGTAGGGAATGGATAAGGTTCGCGCGATATTTGCTCTTGACATTGCGTGACGTGATCCGAATAGATATGACAATCCCCACCGTAATGTATAAATTCATAAGGCTCGAGGTCACACATTTTAGCAATCATAATTGTTAATGCTGAGTAGGAAATGCAGTTAAAACAAATTCCCAAAAATTCGTCACAGCTGCGTTGATACAGCAAACAACTAAGTTTATTATCATCAGTTACTATAAATTGAAATAATATATGACAAGGAGGTAATACACCCTGATCCAGTTGTTCTGGATTCCATGCACTTATCACATGTCGGCGGGAGTTTCTTGTTTCAGGGTTTTTAAGGTCATCAATCACTTTTTGAAGTTGATTTATTCCTTGTCCTGTGTAATCTGAGTTGCAGCCAGTATATGGTGCATTAAAGTGAAACCATTGAAACGCATAGAGTGGGCCCAAATCTCTACCTGGTGTATAATGTGATAATCCACGTGTTTCTAAAAACTCAGCAGTTGTATTTCCATCCCATATATGTACGTTTTGGTCTGTTAATATTTTATTATCAGTTTGACCTTTACAAAAGAAAAGTAGTTCTTTAATACAAGTTTTCCAAGCAGATTTTTTTGTAGTAAATACAGGTATTTTACCATTTTCTAACGAGAAGTGCATAGCCGCACCTACACCACGAATAGTTTTTCCATTACGTCCTTCTTCCAATTTTCCTTCATTTAGTAAGTCTTGAATCAAATTAAGATACTGGTATTCTTCGTGTTTAGGCTGTGACAAGTCACGATTCTTGTGCTTATTGATCTCAACAACATTTTTCAACATACTAATTAATGTATACTAAAATACCAGATTAATATTTATGTCTTTTTTCAAAAAACTATTATGTCAAAAATTGAATAATTACATAATAACAAGTTACTAACATAACATAACGAAGTATGGGACGTTTTTACGATGGCGATATTCAAGGCAAATTCTGGTTTGGTATTCAAGATAGCAGTGATATTGAAAATTTAATAACTATAACTCCACAAGTATATTATGCTTGGAAATGTTGTCATTGTTTTGCTGAGATAGATAGTAGTGATTATTGTAAGGATTGTCATGAAAGTAAAGACGAACATATTGAGGCGGCTACAGAAGAAGAGGAATATGACGATGAATGTTTATATTATGAAGAAAATTGTATAGGATATAGTTTAGATAAAGAAACCCATTATGAAGAATTAGTAAAGAACATGGAATTATTGAAAAAAGAAATACCTGAAGAAATTATCAATGAATTTGATAAGATAGAACAAAATGACAAAATATTAGACGCATTTACAAAAGTATTTGATAAAACACATCCAATTGTAAATAAATTGAACGATGATTTTGTATATTCAGATACAGAAAAAAAACAAATTGCTACATTAGTAGCGAGGTACACTATTGGATACCAGATTGAATACTGCTTACGAACAACGAATAGCTGTCAGGTGAATTGTGAATATTAATAGTTGAAATTATAATAAAGGTAAGTTATTATAATTTTCGGCGAGATCGGAGTCGAACCAATGACTTCGGGATATGCTGCTAATAAATTACAGTCCCACACTCTAAAATTGCAGTTAATAAAACTGTACCAACTGAGTTACACGCCGGAAAGTTCCACTATGTGTATATAACCTACACAAGTAATATTATAAAGTATTTTTATATTGTTTTCAATAAAAGTATATAAATCAAAAAAAAACCTACATTACATCAATATCTTTTTCTACGTGAATTATATATCTATAATGGAAATAATAAACGACTCAGACTTATCAAAGAAGACATTTTTATCTCATGTGTTTTCTACAACAGAAGAGGGACAAGCCGAATTATTAAATGTAATCCAATATTCATCAATGGGTGTAGTCCCAATAGTAATGTTGAATAAAATGGTTCAGCGTTTTATCCCAGAGGCGGACCCAGAGAAGTCAACTTTAGAACTTTTAGCCGAAATCTTCATTCAATTGACAATCATGTTTTGCGGTGCTATCATTATTCACCGTGCTATCACATATTTCCCAACTTACAGTGGGTTTAAGTACGAGAACTTAACCTTAACAAACGTAATCTTAGCATTCTTAATCATCGTGTTAAGTATTCAAACAAAGTTAGGTCTGAAAGCAAACATTTTATTTGACCGCGTACTTGAACTTTGGAATGGTCCATCAACAGATGAGACAAAGCAGAATGTAAAACAAAACGTTCGTGTATCTCAGCATTCTCCAAGTCAAGCAGATAATTTAGACAATAGCCAGATGCAAGGAGGTTCATTTCCTCCTGCTCCAGTAGCCACTGCCAGACCTGATATGGGTCAGCAACAAATGGCACCACAAGACATGGGTATGTCATTCGGTCCTATGGCAGCAAATGGAGCTTTAGGTGGTTCATTTGGTTCCGCATTTTAATTTCGTATCTTTATGAGTAATACAATCGGTCATAAAGATAATTTACACATTGACAGAAAACGGGTTACCTTTCAAGTTGACACAGTTGCCTTTTTCATTGCGTATTTTGCCGGGTTTGCATAGATTGTTACATCTATTCGTTTTAGGGTTGAGAATTTTACCAGTAGGGCATTTTTTAACGGTTTTACGAGTTTTATCACGAACACATTTGAAATTGGCATTGCGAACATACCCATGTTTACATGTTTTCACACATCTTTTGGTAGAAGGTTTATATACTTTTCCAGGAGGACAAATTCGCACAGGGTCATCGTTTATGGAAATAGTTTTCAAGTCTGATTTAGAGACATTAGCAGTGTCTTTGACAATTATATCGATAGTTTTCTCAAGAACAGTAGGTATTTCAGCACCATCAACTAACCGGTGATTATCAAATTTCATATTGTGTTTTTTTAAAAGTCCTTGTTCGCTAAGTATCTCTTCGTATTCATTCATTAACATATCAGTATCATAACGAGAATATACATTGGGATGAACCATATTTTTGAATAAAAGAAAAGCACGTTTTGAAAAGTCACGGTCTAATAAATGCATCGATTTTCTTAACATATACATTAATGAAATGCCTAATCCATAACTATCAACAGTATCAATTGATTTACTTATGAACTTATTATAGTCATATTTATCAAGATTCATTGATAAATTAAAAAACTGTTTAATCATTTTACTGGTAATATTTTTATATTCAGTGGTCCCAGATTTGAAATCAGTAATACAGTCAAAAAAATACCCCATTTGTTTGGATATTTCTTTCGATACAGATGAAAAATCCTTAGCTAATTTTGATACAGTCCCATTCGCGTAACGATTGTATGTTTTCTTATTCCATAGCACAATTTCAATAGGAAAAGACCAATGATGTTTTTGTGCCAGCCAGTAATCCGAGTCCCTACATTTATTAATAATGCTATCCTTGTCGGTCATAAATCCAAAGTCAATAAAATTAATTCTGTTAGTTCCTTGGTTATAAACGACATTTGGATGTTTTAAATCATGATGAACGATGCCATTCTTTTTAAACGCATTCAGACCACGAAATAAGCGGCTAACTTCTATCCAGAATAATTCTATTTTTTTGATATTTTCAGGAGTTTTACTCCATTGTTTTACTTCTTTTCCGAATTCATCAAGATCTTTCCCTCCGTATTTCATTAATAATAATTTATAATTATTAACTTGCTTAGGTTCAAAATCTCTACATTTTGCGATAGCCATGAGATTTGCTACGTTTTTATCATCAACATTACAATCATCGGGAATACCTAAATAGTATTCTTTCTTTTCATCAGCAAAGTCAATAAGACTATATTCACCAAGCTCTTGATTAGCATTTTCGCGTGTCATAAGTTTAGATACTGTATTCGAATCCTTGCGAGGTCTATCTTTGCATTTAATTTGCGGTTTATGTACGCAACCATATGTACCTTCACCAATAACTGCCGGTTTTCCAAATGTATCTTTGTTCATTTATATACTATAGATATTATTTAGTTTATGCGATATTCATAGAATTTACTAAATCCATTTTTTGCATAGACGCATTGATGGAAGTTTCCTTTTCTATATTTGCGAATAAATAATCAGTAACCGGTTTGTGTTCTTTTTTCTTAATTTGCTTGTAAATGAGATTAATATTATCACATACTGACATAATCGTAGGTTTGTCTGGCATAAGTTCAATATCATTAGGTATTTCTTCGGTTAATAAAGAAACCGCAAAATACAGTAAATACCGCCTACGTTTATTGGTCCCTGTTGTATATTTAATACAAAATAGAGTATGTAGTGAGTTTAATAATGCTTCAATATATTTATTATTAAGTTCATAGCAATGATGAAATAATACATCCCACAAGATCCAGATGACATTCGTTTTATATTTAGATTCAACTGGATTATCATCTCTTGTTTGACATAAACAAGGGTTTTTATTGCTATTGCATACAATAGAAAATTCGATAAGCCATTCAATCCAATAACAAGCATTAATTGTATCCTTTTTATCTTTGGATAAATGGTATGAAAATTCATTAATCGGGATGAAAAGTTCATTTGGGTCTTTTTTCTTCAAGATGTTACTTGCGTATTCCATGGATGGTGCGTGCAATCTATCTGAAATTTGTGTCATATCAAATTCCTCTTTACGTTTGATTCGTATAGGTTCGAAACTGTGTTTTCTATTAGATAAAGTAAGTGTAGCAACGATTTCAGCAAACATTTTTCTTATCGTGGGGTGATTTCTTAAATGGTGTGGACTGGATACACTTTCTTCGTTAATAATACATTGAAATAATAAAAAACGTTTTTCAAGATAAATAATGATTTTAGGATTCCCTATATGTAAGTGTTTTCCAGCATAGTGAAGTATATTCTCCCAAACATCCATAAAATGTCCGGCACATATCAATTCACAACACCAATAACAAGCTGGCTCTATTTTACCTTTAATCATATTTTCAATAAAATTATTTCTGACCTTTAATTTTTTATAGTTTGAGAACGATATACCGTTAAATTCATTCGAAAGGCGTGAATCATTAATATTAGTTCCATCCTCAACTCGCGGCAAATCATCATCATCGAACATTTATAGTTTTGTATTAGGTGGAGACAAAACTATATGAAAACAAACCCAATAACAATTATTTCTTCCAAACAGAAACAAAGACAGGGTCGGTATTTAATCCATCAGACCAGTTCATTCCGGGACCATATCGTTCATTCTTAAGAAACGCGTCCGTCATGGTAAACCCGGATTGAGTCAAAGTTTTCTTAAAATAACATAAATCATCTTCTGTATTAAAATCGTGTTCTATGATTAGTAACTTTATATCATCTAAAATAGTAGGATAATCCTTTAACATACCTACGAAATGTCCTTCATTGTCAATGACTAATGTATTAAATTTAAGCTTGTACTTTTCGAGAACGTCATTGTATCCGATTGTATTCACTTCAACAGAACCAGGTATCTGAGTTGGATATGTTTGCCAATTCAATGAATATAATGGAACTTTTGATATAGCCGAATTTTCAATAAAAAATTCAAAGTTATTGGAATCTCGATTTTGTTGTAATATAGATAATTCTTTTTTTGATGGTTCAACCACCACATGGTTCGTTTTAGTATCTAATATGCTGTTTATTACACATGAATTTCTACCGATTGAACCACCCAATTCTAAAACAACACTGTCAGGAGTAATATGTTTTACTGCCATAAGTTGTTCGGGTATCTCCGTATTAAGTTGTGATTTATCTGAGAAAGAAAGACCATTATGAATATCTATTAATTTTTGAATGTACTCATCCATAAGAAAATATAATATATATTAACAATGAATTTATTATTTAAGTTGTTTATTCGGTAATAAGTCTGGGTACAACATTAATAGTTTGTAATTCTTGTGACATTAGTTTATATGCGTATGGCATATCTACCTTTGAAAAGTCCGAACGATTATCACATGTTTTACATACATGTACGCTAAAGTCGGAAGTATCATACATTCTGTTTTTCTTTCCATCATTAAACGCAGCAATCATACCGCATTTATTACAAACATGTGTGCTATATTTATCAGAAACATCATACATTCTTTCTCTACAGAATCGAGAAATTCCATGAGCGATCATAACATCTCTTTCCATTTCTCCTATTCTAAATCCACCATCACGACTTCTACCTTCAGCTGGTTGTCTGGTTAGATTTACCATGGGACCTATAGAACGACTATGTTGCTTATCTGTAACCATATGTTTTAATCTTTGATAAAATACTGGACCCATATAAATACTGGTTTCAAGTTGTTCTCCAGTTAGTCCATTATACAATAGTTCATTGCCATAACTTTCATATCCCAGATGTTGTAGTTCTTTGGCTATTGTTGCTACATCCAGATTACCAAAACTGGTACCATCACCAAACATACCAAGTTCTAATAGTACTTTTCCAAGTAAAGTTTCTTTTAATTGTCCGATAGTCATTCTGGATGGAATAGCATGAGGATTAATAATAATATCGGGTTTAAGACCGTCTTTTGTAAATGGCATATCGCATTCAGGAATAATATTACCAACTGTACCTTTTTGTCCGTGCCTGGAACTGAATTTATCACCAAGCACAGGTTTTCTAAGGGCTCGTACTCTAACTTTTGCGAAATTGTAACCATCTCCATTGCGACCAGTATAATTTTTATCAATATAGGTTTCTTCAGTAGTTCTGAAGGTTTTACTTTGGTCTTCATATTTAATTGTTTTCATAGGGTCATTACGGTTTTCCTTAATTGGTACAGTCTTAGCAATAATTACATCTCGATTTTCAACCAATTCATTTTCAGGAATAAATCCATTCTCGTTTAGTTTACTATAATTTCCAAATTTGATACCCTTTGTTTTCGCTGGGTCAGGTTGACATCGAATAATCTCATCGCGAATAATATTCTTATCTTCGTCTTTTTCTGTATGATAAATTGTAGCTAAGAACAACCCTCTATCAAGAGAGCCTTTGTTAATCAATACACTATCTTCTTGATTATAACCGGTATGTGTCATAATTGCGACATGAATTTGTGTTCCAGATGGAATTTGATTAAGATGAATGAAGTTCATAAGACGGGTGTCTACCAAAGGGCGAGTAGGATAGTTTAATACATATGCTGTTTTATCCATACGCTGGTCGTAATTTGTCGCATACACACCCATTGCCTGTTTACCCATAGCACACTGATATGTATTTCTCGGAGCTTGATTATGTTCTGGGTATGGTACACATGAAGCTAATACTCCGAAAATTGTACTGGGATGTATTTCGCAGTGTGTGTATTGAAAATACCCATTAATGTCTTGTAAATAACTGTTTTTACTCTTCATCGCAATCATAGAGAAGTTTTGTTCTTCAGGGTCAATGTATTCAATCACAGATTCGTCCAATTTGCAATTAGTTAATAAATCATTCCATGATAATTCTTTAGATGTTATCTTATCAATGATATCACGTGTAATCATTGCCTTGTTATTTTTGACTCTTAGTACCGGACGAGTTAAACGACCACTATCATTACATATACGAATTTCAAGGGTGTTATAATTAAATATAATAGACGTGTAAATATTGATGATTCCCCTGTATTTTTTGTCTTTCATGTCATTGTATAATGAGATAGGGTCTTGAGCGATTCCAACCCAGCATCCATTAATGAATACTTTGACCTTTCCATGCATATCTTTTGGGTTACTATTATTTACAGATTTTATATATGGTTCAATATATTCATATAATGCTGTACTACTTGTAGGTATTGTAATATGTGCCATATAACTAATATTTTTGACAATACCAATCGACTGACCTTCTGGTGTTTCTGCCGGGCATAAGAATCCCCAAGTTGTATTGTGTAATTTTCTTGGAGCAATCAATTCGCCACTTTTTTCAAGAGGTGTGTTAATTCTACGCAAGTGACTTAAACTGGATACATATGTAAGTCGATTTAGAACTTGTGCTACACCTACCTTACTACTATTTGACTGTTTGATACTAAAATCACCTGTAGATAGAGCACGATTAATTCCATTTTCAATAGTTGTTGATTTCATAATTTTATATATATTTGTGGTGTTGATAATATTTTGATAGTCATCCATAGAACGCCATGAACCGTTATTGATTTCACGAACAATTTGTTTTTGCATTTCTTTTACAAGTTTATTGAAATAATTTCTGAATAAGTTATTTAATAAAGTTCCGGTCAATTCGATCCTTTTATTTGTATATGAATCACGGTCATCTTCTTTAAACCGACCAAGACTGGTTTTAATTAGCTTCTGTGCCATATAACCAAGTAAATATACTTTCTGACTTACAGTTTTGCAATGTGGAAACAAATCTGAATCTAATACTTCTTTTGCGAATTCTTGCTTTTTACGTTGACCGGTTTCTTTATCCATATTCAATGGTGTATACGCAGCATATGTAGTAATATGTTCCATCGCATCTTCTTGTGTCATGTATTTATTACTATCAATTACAGAAGCTTGTAGAAATCGTAATAATTCATTTGTGTTAGTGTCATTTATATCGAGACAAATATGATTACAAATATCTTTGTCGGTTATAACTCCAAGAGCACGAAACACTACAAATAATTCAATAGGTTGTTTAATACGTGGGATAGATAGATATAGACCATTACCAAATCCATTATTTTTACTTGCTATCATCATTTCAATTTGTTTGGGTGAAATACATTTAAAATCGGGTACTGATTTTATTTCAGCAGTCCAACTCCATTTTGTAGTATTTTTACCATCAAAACAATATATCCTGTTTTCAGCAGCACGTTCTTGTCCTAATACAGTTTTTTCCGAACCCTTAATAATAAAGTAACCTCCACAATCCATCGAACATTCACCTGATTGTTGATGACTAATATGTGGATTTTGGGTAAGGACACAAATAGAAGACTTAAGCATAATAGGTAATTTACCGATATTTATTTTTGGAATAATTTTTTCAACAATCTTGGGTGTATCCATATTTTCAGTATTACGTATTACATATTTAATATTAATGTCAAGTGTCATGGTTGAAGCATATGTGAAATTTCTGATTTTTGCCTCTTGGGGTAACATAGTTTTAGTTGCTCCGTTGTTTTCATGAATTTGTGGTGGGTACAGTTTAAAGTTAGTAAAATTGATGAATACTTCGAGAAAATACTTATCCTTGCTTTCGTTATAGTCATGCTCGGAACGAACTACAACTGGATTAAACATCTGTATTGTTTTTTGTATTTGAAAATTTACAAAATTGTTGTATGATTCTAATTGATGTCTAACCAAACGTTCAAGATGCTTTCCATCAAAATATGATTCAATAAGGTCATATGGCTCTTCGGTATACTCTCCGAGATGTTCTAATAATTTAGTTTCATCTGGACGTATTTCGGAAATCATCTTCTTGATTTTGTCATCAATATTTTTATTTTCGGCATCGATAATAGCTTTGATATTATCACTTTCATCGGAGTAAGTAGATGAAGACATTTTATCGGTTGGAATAGATAGTGGATTATTTGAAGATAGT